AATCCTCACGCCGTAACCCCAGAGATGTACGCTTTAATGCAAGGAAATCCCCGCATGAGCTGGGCATCCAAGGCTTTCAAAACAGTAACGACTGATATGGGAGTAAAGGTAGTGCAGATGGATAGCACCGAAGTCACGGATGAGAATAAGCAGAACCCTGTGATGCAGGGGAACGTACAGACCCCTATGGTTAAGTACGAACAGGCGAAGCTCAACATGCTCTCACTTTTGCTTGACCTTTCAAAGAACCTGCCGAGGACTGAGATAAACAAGCTGGCAGTTAAAGACCGTATCGCGGCGTTTGACAGACTCATGAACACTGCTACGAAAATCATGGGTGCGGGCAGACCGAACTCGGTTGTCTTTCAAAGTATCAACATCAACAAGAGTACGCGGGACGAGTTAGAGAAATCTTTTCTTGCGTACGCGGAAGGGGAAGTATGAACCTAAAACTCCTGGAGGATTACTATAACGGCCCCGTGTACCTCGGTAAACTCCGAGAGAAGGTTCGTGTACTCAAAGAACTTGAGGCAGATGAGTATGTACGAGCAGCAAAGATTCTCGACATTTACTCGGTAGACCCTATTCGGTTTATCGAGGACTTCATGCTCCTGAAAGCCAACAAAGCGCAAGGGTCGCCACCAAAACCATTCTTCTTGTTTGACTACCAGAAGAAGATTATCCTCAAGATGCTGGAACTTGAGAACGGCAATCAAGAAGCCGAACTCCTTATTGACAAACCCCGTGAGATGGGTATCACTTGGCTTATGTGCGCGTACTTTGAGTGGCGGTGGCTCTTTACCCCGAACTACTCTAGCTTCATTCTGTCTCGCACAGAGGTTGAGGTAGATGATGGCACCAGGACGTGCGACGGAAGCATCTTCGGCAAGTTTCGGTGGATGCTCGATAGACTCCCGAAGTACACTATCCCCGAGTCATACCAGAAAAAGATTGTCCGTGGCACCACTACTGATATGAATCTCAAGCTCATTAACCCGACGATAGGCAGCTCTATCACCGGCAGCTCGACGAACGCCGACGCGGGAAGGAGTCGTCGGTACTCTACTATATGGGTAGACGAGGTGTTTGCCATAGACCGCTTCCAAGAAGTGTACCGAGCTCTCCAATCTGTCTCGAAAATTAAAGTCTTCACTTCTACGGTGGCTCCTGGAAAGGTGTACGAGGACTTTAAGAAGGCACGCGAAGCAGAGGGGAACTACATTTCTCTTACCTGGAAAGACCACCCCTTCAAAGACCAAGAGTGGTACGACGGTGTGGTGAAACGAGCGGATATGATGGATGACCCCGAGCTCATGCGTGAGGCAGAACCAAGCTACGCCATTAACCCGAAAGCCGCGTATTATCCCACTGTTACTAAGTCGCGTATTCAGCCTTGTACCTATAATTCACGTTTTCCTCTCTATGACTCTTTGGATATTGGAGGTAAGCAAGACTTAACGGTAATCATTAACTGGCAGTTTGATGGGAAGAATTTTATTTGTCTTGATGCGTATCACAACAGGAACAGACCAATAGATTGGTATGTACCTTTTCTTAATCCTGAGGCGCTTTACAACCCAGAGGGGTACAACGAATTTCAACAAAAAATGATTGAAAATACAAAGCATCAGAAGAAGCCAATAGCATGGTTTGGAGAGGCAGACCATTTTGCCCAGCGGCACCCAACCAACACATCTTCGGCACAAGTGCTTGCAAAATACGGGGTGCGACTTGTGTATAACCCTTATGCAATTAAATTTGAACCACGGCGAAAAGCTCTCGAGTCTCTTTTCCCCCGAATGGTGTTTAATAGCGACTCCCCAGGGGCTATGCGCGTGTATGATGCTATAGCGCAGAGCCGCTACCAAGGGAACGCGCGGACAACCTCGGAGAGTTTGAAGCCAGTGCATGACGCGGAGATAGCTGATTTTAGAGCGGCGGCAGAGAACTTTGCAGCGAACGTGGGGAGAATCATTCGACTACAGCGTGGTGACTTACCCACAGACGGGGACTCGCGCTCGTTCCATCGTGATATAATTAAATCATTACGAGTTTAATTTGAGAAACATGAAAAAAAGGTACGGGAGATTGCTTGTTGTTGGAGAGTTTGTTACTAACTTTAGACGTAATACAATAAAAAAATATGCTTAATACATATACAGAAGAACTACAGGGTGACGAGGCGCGTGCTGCTCTTAAAAGAGGTATTGACCGTGTGGTTAAGCCCGTGGCTGCCACTATGGGGGCTAAGGGGCGTAATGCGGTGTATAGGGAGTACGGGCGTTCAAAGCCCACAAACGACGGAGTATCTATTGCGCTCCGTATAAACCCGAAAAACCCTTTTGAAAAACTCGGGGCAGAGTTGATAAAAGAAGCAGCAGAACAAACAGTAAGTGAGGCGGGAGATGGCACCACAGGGACTATTGTGTTTTCCGATGCGTTGGTTGAGGCGGGGTTAGAGGAAGTTGCTAAAGGTAAAAGTCCTATGGAGCTTCGAGCTGAGCTAGATGAAGCGAAGGTTTTAGTTGTCGAGGCAATACAGAAACAATCTAAGTCAGTGAGTTCGCGTGAGGATATCCTTAATGTCGCGCGGGTATCTGTGGAAGATGAAGAAATGGCGCAAATGGTTGCAGATGCGGTTGGAAAAGCGGGAGAGCATGGAGCTATCACGGTAGAGCAGGGTTCTGGTTATAAGTTGGAACGTGAGGACGTTCAAGGGTATTTTTGGGAAAATGGATTTGTTAGTCCTTACATGATAACAAACGTCGAACGCAACGAGGCAGTTCTTGAGGACGTTCCTGTTATTGTGACAGACCGTTATATGAATCTAAACCACGATTTAGTATTTACTATCAACGAGTTGATGAAACAAGGGCATGGGTCAGCGTTGGTCATTGTAGACCGTATGGAGGGTGAGTTACTTACTACAGTCATCGGAAACAAAATTAAGGGTAATTTTACAACGGTCGTTGTCCGTAAACCAGAGACAAAAGAGGAACTAGAGGACATAGCGACTCTTGTTAATGGGACAGCGGTAACTAAAGATTTAGGTATTAAACAAATCACTCCTATGCACATAGGAAAAGCAAAGCGTGTGGTGGTGACAGAGAAAAAGACCATCATTATTGCAGATAGCTCTCCCGCTCTTGTAGAGAGAGTGAAAAATCTTGAAGAACAAATTAAAGACAAAGACCTTGGAAATCGTGAGCTGTTTGTAAAGCGTTTGGCGAAATTATCAGATGGTATTGTTGTTATTCGAGTGGGAGCCAAAACGGAAGCTGAAATTAAGTATCGCAAAGATAAACTAGACGATGCAGTGAATGCAGCTAAGGCAGCTACCGAAGAAGGGGTAAGTGCGGGTGGGGGAGTGACCTTATATAAAATTGCCGCAGAACTTACACAGACTACGGTGGGAGCACAAGTGATGGTGCGTGCTCTACGAAAGCCGTTTGAACAAATCCTCGCCAACGCAGGAATTATCCCTGACGGAAATTTTTACAACGTGAAAACGGGGAAGAAAGTAAAAGACATGGTAAAAGAGGGAATTATTGACCCAACAAAAGTATTGCGGTGCATAGTGGAGAATGGCACATCTTTTGCAGGCACGTTTTTAACGCTAGAGACGGCTATCGCCGACTTCACCGAGGAAACAACGCAGTAGTCAAGATTCCCTTTATAGCTGAGTCAGCTTCGATAGCGAGGCTGGCTTTTTCTTTTCCTGTCCCAAGATTTGTTTCGCCGTAAAAATACTTATTTCCATCTCTTATAACTAACCCTCGTTCTAGTGCCATTTCGAGTATGTTGCCCTCCTTGGTAAAACCAGCACCATACAGGTAAGGAACTTCGCAAGTAAGACCAGGGCGAGCGAGTTTGTTTTTCATTATTTTGAATCCTACTTTATACCCAATAACGTCTTTTTCGTCTTTTTTGGTGATTGCTTGGAGTCGTTTCATTTCTATTCTGATAGAGGAGTAGAATTTGAGCGCCCACCCTCCGGTGACGGCGTACTTGTCCCCTGGGTGCATAGCCATGATGTTTACGCGCATCTGGTTAATAGTGACGATTGCGGTATTGAATTTGGCAACTGGCTGTACTAGCTTTAGGAGCATTTGAGAGATTCCTCGCGCTTGGTACGCCATTTGAGGTTTTCCGTGGTCTGCCTCGGCGAGAGCGCGGGGTATGAGGCTAGTGATTGAATCTATGACAATAAGCCCAACCTTTTCGCGTACAAGGGTTTCTATAGCTTCTCCCGCCTCCTCTAAGCAGTTGGGAGCAATAACAATAAGTTTCGAGGTGTCTATCCCAAAGTGTTCGACATATTCTTTGGCGTAAGCGTTTTCAGCGTCTACCAAGGCACAAACAAGCCCTTTAGCTTGGGCGTTTGCGATAAGCGAGTAACAAAGGGTGGATTTACCTACCGAGGGTAGCGAATAGATGTCGGTGATGCGCCCTCTTGGAATGCCACCAATGCCAAGGGCAAAGTCGAGAGGGATGATGCCTGTAGGGATTATATCTACCTTGTCTATAGAGTCCCCCGATACTGCTATTTTGGAACCAGCAGCTTTGTTGAGTTTCTCAATGAGCTCATGTTCTTTATTTTTCATGTTTTTTAACTAACGAGTAATATAAACAGTATACAACACCTTTGTAGAGTCTGGTGCTATACTTGCGCCATGCGGAAGGAAATTGTTGCTTTTGTTTACGAGGCTTGCCGAAAATTCAAGTTTCCGTTGTCGTTGGCGTACTTTCCGAGCGCTTATCAGGAGGGGAGATTTGATATTTATTCTATAAGCATCCACGGGAAATATGTACTCAATTTTACTAACAAAAACTTCTACGATATTCCTAAGGCAGAGCGTATGAACCACTTAGTGCCACTTATTCGTGTAGGGTTAGCGCACAACATGGGGGAAAACTCGCTTAAAGACCAAGTAGAGATTCCCCGTCGGCACGGAATTAGCCTTATTCGTAATGGAGTCGTTCAATATGGAAACTAACGGAAAACTTCGTCCTGAGGACTTGATGCTTGAAGATAGGATTGAGATTTCGGACTCAATACAAGAAGCTGTGGGTGATTTGTATACGGAGTTTTACGAATCACGCAACGCTCGTTCTGGGTCTATACGTCAGTTGCAATACAACACTTTTGAAGATTATTTGAAAATTTCTCGGGAGCTTTTTTGGAATAGTACCATTACACAAAGTGAAGATTTGAAAGAATTAGGATTGGATTTTTCTTTTCCTTTTATTCGTAAAGAAGTGTTAGACTTCCTCGGACGTATCTCAACACTAAATATCGCTCCGCAAATGTCGGGAGAGACACTTTCTATGCACGGCACGCGTGTATTACAAGCTATTTATAAAAAGTGGCGATTGAAAAGTAATGACCGTGTGGAGAAATTTTGGGAGACGCTGTACGGCATAGTAAATGGTACGGTGTGCCTTTATGTAGGGTATGACGGAAAAGAGTCTGTTAAACGATTTTTAACGGAATACAATTCAGCAACGGGCAACTATAAAATAGAAGAAAGAAAGAAAAAAATGTGGGACGATGTTCGTGTGGAGATTGTTCCTATTGAAGAAATGTATTTATCAAAAGTGTGGCAGCGTAACATACAACTTCAAGGGAAAACTATTCGTAAGCAAGAAATGACTCTTACAGGGTTTAAGGCATCTGAGTACGGTAAATCCCCTATGGCTAAATATGTTATGCCAGGGAATCAAATATCAGAAGACTCTCTGTATTTAGGGTTGCTTGGTTCAGGCGCAAATACCTCTAATATGGTGCAGGTCTTTACTCTGTTTGATACAGATAAAGATGAGAAGTTAGTTGTTTCACAAGGAATCCCATTAAATGTTTTAAGTAAAGGTAAAAAAGCAAAAGTTGCTCCAAATCCTTTTCATCATAAAATGCAACCTTATGTGTGGTCAGTGCATGAACCGATTGATGATAAGTTCGCTTATGGTCTTTCAATGCCTTTTAAGATAAAAGACGGGCATCGGTTACTTAACACGTCATATTCTATGTTGATGGAAACAGAGCTTCGCTCGATTGACCCTCCGTGGCTTACTTCCGATATTGAAGCACCTGAGTTTATATATGGAGGGAAAAAAGTTGTGCCTGTTATGGATGTAAACGCGTATAAGCAAGCAGAAACCCACGAGGCTTCGGGGTCTTTCTACACAATGATGAACTCTCTCCAAGGGGTGATGAGCTCTCATGCACAAGGTGGCAGCCAGCAGATTGCTCCGTCGAAACAACCAAAGGCTGCAAGAGAAATTATTGCTATGGAGAACATGAAGCAGCAGTCACTCGGGAACGCTCTGGTGTTGTACTTCGACATGGTGCAGCAAGAACTTATGTTGGTGTTAAAGACAGCGTTGCAGTTTTATGCAGGAGGTAAATACGCGGGGCAGGAAGCAAACATTATACGTTCTATAACACTTCCTAATTTTGCCCTTTCACGCGGGGGTGTAGGCAGGCTTGAGGCTCGTATAGTGAAGAAACCACAAGAAGCATTAGCTTTGTATTTTGAATCTGTGGAACGCTCTATAGCAAACGGAAAGACTACAGATATAATTGAGTTTCCTGTAGAGTCGCTCGATAAGTTGTTGGAGTTTGCTATAGATGATATTAAACTAGAGCCTGAAAAGTCCTCGGAATTGGAGAAGGCAGCATGGAACGAGGGTGTGCTGCAACCACTTATTAACGTGTTCATTCCTATGGGCTTAGCTGACCCTGCTAAGGTGTTCCTCCGATGGGCAGAAAAGAATGGAGAGCATATATCAAACTTTGCTTCGGATAAAATGATGCCGCAACTTATGTCTACTTGGGGACAAGAGTACAAACTTCCTCCTAATTATATGGAAGCGATGTCCCGAAAAGGAATGGGAGATATGCAGGGAAATATGTTACAGAGTACCACAGGAACTATGTTTGGTAGTCAAAGTAATGGAGGAATCCCATCAGAAGACTACAACGTATGAAAAAACTACTAAAATTTATATATAAACGGTATGAAAAAGAGTTCAATGACTTTTTAGTCGAGGACTTTTATGAGCGTATTCCTCTTAAGGTGCAAGAACCCGCAATCGCTATTTTAGCTGAAAAGCAACAGAGGGTGCAGCAGTGGCTTAGATGGCAAGCGTTTATTCTCCAAAGACGGATTGCTCAAAATTCTAAAGAAGTAGATGTTATTTTTGGGATGCTATTGCAGGTGAAAATCCTTATGAAAATGGTTGCTATAGGGGACGCGCCTCCTGAGGAGGCTCCTGATACTATTTCGATTGCCGAAGTCGCTCGACGAGAGCAAGCGAGGAAATTGCAAGAAGAACACGACAAGTCTATTGAGGGGGTAGCTGCCTTCAAAAAGAAGAAGGAGCCTAAATAATTTGGTGTTGATATAGGTAGGGGTGTACTCTGTGGGTAATCGAGTCGCCATCGAGGTTCTAATTATAAAAGGGCGTGTTAATCATCGGGCGGAGTAAACAATGTCGCCGCCGGACATACACAATGCAGAAGTTTCAAGATGTTCTTGATGGAAAAGGTACTTTAGACGAGTTCACTTCAGAGGAATTAGTTGCGTTTAATGCGTTCGCTCGGGCTGCTGCAAAAGAGGAAGAAGGCAAGGTTGCTGGACTCCGTGGGGCAAAACGAGCAGAGGAGGAAAGGGTCGCTACGGCAAAAGCCGAAGCAGACCGACTGGAATCTTCGGCGAAAGCAGAGCGTGAGAAAAACCAGCCACAAACTCCTGAAATGAAACAGTTTCGTGAGGAGCAACTTCTAAAAGCGAAGAACAGGTTATTTTCTTCGGTGAAACTTACCGAAGAAGAAAGAGCTCTTGTTGAGGATAAATTCAAACGTCTCGACACGGGTAAGTTGGATTCTGACCTTATATATGAAGATTTGCTCTCAGCAGTTGCCGCGGCAAAGCCAAATGATTATATGACTCTTTCAAACGAAAGGTCGTTAGCCGAACAGGAAGCCGCAGAAGAACTTGCTCGGCAGGCGGCTATGGGCAACAACCCCCCATCAGAGGGTGAGAAAAAGAAGTATTCTGATGCAGTAGTAAAATACGCAAAAGATACGGGTATTTCTCTTGAAGATGCCAAACGCCAAGTAGAGCAAGGGACTAAACGAGTTTTTAAGTAAAGTATTTTCCCAGGGAAACATTTTTGAAACCTGCCCTTATTAGCAGGTTATTTCCCTTATTTATGGCATATAATAAATTTACACCCCTACGCCAAGTCACCGGTAATGACTTCAAGATGGCACTTATAGATAACTCTCAGACTATATCGAATGGTGAGGTTATTATCCCGGGTGTTCAAGGTGACACGTCAGTTGTTCTCACTGGTGGTAGCACCACAGGTGCTCTTTTGGGTGTTGTCCACTCGCTTGTCGGTAAAGATGGTAAGGTTTTGGAGCTTAACTCTAAAGCGGTAGCTTCGGATAACGTAACTGTTGCAATGATTCAGGCAGAGTACCTTCCTTTGTTTATCCCTATGGAGTTTGGAGCAACGCTTGATGCAGACAGTGAAACTACAGACAATTCTAGTGCTTTTGGTAACTTTGCGGTTGATTCTACAGGGCTTCTCCTTACAGAGTCCGGTGTTGTTGCTTTTACCACAGTTATCGCTAAGCAGTTCTTTTCGTTTGGCTTGAATCCCGGAACCACTAGGGATGTTACTGGGTACTTTATCAAGACGATTGGCTTTACTGCTTAATCTTAACATTATACCACAATGGAAACATTCTATCAAGGTGCTACGGACGTATTCTTGGCAGGAGTACGCGCTGACTTCGATAAAGTCGAAGACCAAGCACTTAAAGCAAGCCGTGCGTTGCAGCAGTATTCCCTTTTAGGGACAGACAGTATGGGCGACTCCTTGTTCACCATGGTTTCTGGTATTACTGATGACGGAGACAGAGCTGTATGGCGACATGTTGGAGTTTCGGGTGCTAAAGAACTTGGTACTCGCCGTGCGGGGGGCTCGTACCCTGAGGTTGAGTTCATCCGAACGTATGAAACTGCGGTGTTTGACCCTGATAACCAAAACGCAGGTACGTTTATAATTCCCGAGGAACGCTCAAAGAAAGAAGGCAAGCAGTATGCAACGCAGCTCAATCGCGCTCGTAAACTTCTTATTGAGATTGACCGCACTAACGTAAAAGACCCTTTTGAGCCTTTTAACTTAGCTTTTACTGCGCCGTCTTCTTTCCCTACGACTGGCGCAGGCGGTGGACGCTTCTTTGTCCGCGGCAACATGGGTCTTGATGGTAATAACACAGCGCTTGCAGAGCGCCTCGTATCTATCTCCCATGCGCGTGCTGATGCAGGGACTACTCAGTCAAATGCAGTACAAAGTTCGGGTAATGCTCGCGCGTTCTCCGACGAGGCATATTATGCGGCCCGTGAGCAGGGCGCAACCTTTAAGGATGATGTGGGCAAGGAAATGCCAATGTTCGGTGGCAACGTCACTATCATTGTTCCTCCTGCAAACAACCTTGTTCGTCTCGCAAAGGAGATTGACCAGTCTGAGTGGGTAACGAACTCAATGGAAAATCAGATAAACATCCACAAGGGACAATTTACTCGTATCATCACCTCTCCTTACTTGTTAGCTGCGAGCTATGTCTCGGGCGTGGCAAACACAAATCAGTGGTTTCTTTCTGATGACTCGTCGCGTGACCCAGAAACAGGAACGGGTATGGTGTGTATTCCTTTCGTAGAACTTTCAACTGATACTGTGCGTGAAGGTTCTATAGATTCGGTTATGTACAAAGTCAAACAAGAGAAGTCGTACGGATGGGTTGACTGGCGAAACTTCCTTGGAAGCAAGGGTGACAGTGCAGCATATTCTTCTTAATCATACTTATTACTAGCCCATGCAAAATGATATGAAACAAACAATCATCGGGGCAGTCGTAAGCGCGATTGTTTCACTCTGTGTTGTGTTCGTGTTTATGGGGATGGGGGCATCAGATATTTCTGTGGGAAAAGCGTCGAGAGCGTTCGATGTAGATATGCAGATATTGTCTATGCAATTTGCAACCAGTTCTGATGCCATAACCCGCGATGGGTCTAACTGGAAAATCAGCGGTATGGCAGAGGGAACATGTAACTTATCACAGTCTACAGCTGGTTCACATGCAGCGACATCTTCTAAAGAGTATTTCTGCGCGTTTACCGGTGCTCGTTCTGGCGACACAGTGATAGTAGGTCTTCCTGCTGGCGCTGGTGCGTATACAAGTGGTGCTCAGTCTCCTCTTGGTGGGTTCATTACTAACGGTAACGGGTATGCCACAACTTCTAATGTTATCGGTGTGAACATTGTGAATCTTACTGGTACAGCTACTTCTTCGTTTATTCAAGCTACTACCACTGTTCGTATACTTATTGTCCGCTAACTTAATCCACTATGAAAAAAATAACATCAGAAAACCTTGTCTCGTTTCAATACGACGGCAGTACCTTGCTTGAGATTGATTCCGAGGGTTGTTTGGCGAGCGATGAAGCAGCGCGTGTAGCAAAAGAACGCCTTGGCGACCAAATAACCGTTGAAGACTATGTTGCAGATGAGGTTGTGGATGATACTCCAAAAGAACTTACTCTTGTTGAACTTAGGATAAAAGCAGAAGACCTCGGACTTTCAAAGTCAGGCTCTAAAGCTGATTTGGAGGAGCGTATTAAAGAGCACCTTGCAACACCAGCAGACGAGGTGGAGGGCTAATTGACACTACTATGAAGACAATAATACATAAATGGCTTCAATTCGTTGTTCTTTTTATAGTGATATTTTTAACAGCTTCCCTGTTGATAATTACAACTGTAGTTAGAGCCAACCCGAGTCAAACCCCTCCAATCAAGTCTCTTAATAGCACGTCGACAACAACCCAAGCGTACATGACAGCGGGAACGGGAACGACGACCATAACGTACGACTCGTTTGAGGTGGGAGCTGATACAAAGTTTGACCAGGTGACGTATGTATTCCAGTTTCATTCGTCAGGTACTCCTGCGGTGCTTAACTTGCGCCCCGAGGACTCTAACAATGGGATAGATTGGTACCCAAGGTCACTAGCTACCGTAACAGCAACCACATCCAACATGGTGGGTACTTATAGAGACTATTCGTTTCCTATAGCAACCACTACAGCGACATTAGGTGGTTCAGGAGTAGCTTCGTCGAGTGTGTTGGGTATAACTGCCCGAGTACATAACTCAATAACGATTGATGCTCCAATGAGGTATGTCCGTATAAAAGCGTATCTCCCTGCTGGTAGCGGCCCTGGGGCGATGTGGTCTGCGATAGTCCCTATCAAGGAAAAATCACAGTAAGTTCTTGGTTCCTTGTGCAGCCGTCTATTACGGCTGTGCTATGGAATTTGGAAAAACTATGCAATACCGACCTAAGATAAAAATGCCGAGGCTTGATAGGTCGGTTCGGCGTATTGGAAAGGAAGACATACCCCCAATCACGGGACTTGACGCACAATCAAGTTATGTAGAGGGCTACGACCCTTCCACGGGGCTTATACCTACCCTCACCATGTACTTACTGACTGAGGCAGGGGAGTTTATACACACTGAAAATGGTGACTTTGTGGTGCTAGAATAGATACGATGGCTAATCTTAAAATCTCAGAGCTTACAGAGGCAACAACAATAGACGCAACTGACGTCCTTGTGTTTGTAGATATAAGCGCCAATGAAACAAAAAAGATACAGTTTGCAAATCTGTTTGCAAACTTTGAGACACCGAGTGGGGCAGTAGACGGTACAAACGCTACATTTGTTTGTACACGAACTCCGCGGTGTGTTTATGCGGACGGAGGGGTATACTTTAATAATTACGGGTATACCCTTGCGGGTTTAACTATAACGATGAGCTTTTATCCAAGTCAATTTGTTCGAGTAGAATTTTAACATGAAACGATTTTACAAAACATTTTCTACACTAATCCTATTTTTAGGAACCGTTGGTATCGCCCAAGCGGTGTTTTATACGTTTCCTTCAATCAGTGCGCCAACAGGTCAAAACCCAAGCGGAAAACTTTTAGTGGGGAGTTCTACGGGTCTTTATGCCCCAAGTAACCTTATCCTTGCGTCTACTACGATTGGTGATGGTACTGGAGCTGGAGGTTTGACAGTATCAGGGACTGCTACTACTACTAATCTCGGTATTTTGGCTATTTTAAGTTGCTCTGGGTCAAGTGCTCTTACGACTAATGCGCTAGGGCAGATAGTCTGTGGGTCTATAACCGGAGGTGGGGGAACCTACCCATTTTCTCTTGCTGGTAACGCTACATCATCGCTAACTCAATTTAATGGTGGTCTGACAGCTTATGCCTCAACCACCATCGGTAACGGCACACAAACAGGCGGCTTAACTGTATCTGGCACAGCATCTTCGACCAACTTTATATTACTTTCGGCTATAGGCTCGGCAGGTTGCGCCACACTTAGCGCACAAGGATTACTTTCGAGCACAGGGAGTGCTTGTGGCAGTGGCGGTGGTGGGTCATTCCCCTTCTCCGCAGACACCAACTACGGACAGGTTGTCTATTCCACCTCAACACCTACCCTTTGGCTTAAAAGTGGCTTGTTTGCTTCTTCGACCTCTCATTTTGTAAACGCTTCGAGTACCCAGCAGACTATCTTTGGCTCCCTATGGCTGCCTAGCCTTACCTCGGGAGGGCTTGCGGTAGACGCAGCAGGACTGGTGTACAAAGCGGCTACGACTACCGCTGGGACAGGGCTTACCTACTCGGGTAATGCGTTTAGCGTAAATACCTCACAGAATATAGCGACACTCTCAAACCTCACAGGGAACGGTTTTGTAATAACATCGGGTGGGGTCGGTACTCTTAGTGTAGATACCACTACATACGAGTCTGGTTTGACTGCTGGAGATGGACTTACCAGAACCGCAAATGATTTTGACTGCGATACTGCTTCTGGTTCAGTATTTGGATGCCTTTCTTCTACTGACTGGACGACCTTTAACAATAAGTCGGGTTTTGCGTACCCATTTCTTTTGAACGCGACATCAACTACGCTTACTTTCTCGGGTGGTCTTGTGTCAAATGGCTCAACTACCATTAGTGGCCTCGCATCGGGGCTTGTCGGAAACAACAACGGACTATTGTACGGTTTCGCATCATCGTCTCTGTTTGGGTACACACCGCTTAATCCTACCCGCGCATTAACTATCAACGGAACCGCAAACCAACTCACCTCATCTGCTGGTGCACAAGATTTATCAACGGATAGAACGTGGACGCTATCATTGCCTAGTTTGGTTATTTTCCCTGGTCAAGCCTCTACGACGCAGCTTTCTGCAGGACGTGCTTACTTCGGTTCAACAGCAACCACCACGATTGACACCACGGGCAACATCGTCATTCCATCAGGTTCTTCACTCACCAATACCGGTGTATCGGATGGGTGCGGTACGTGGGCGTCGGGTGTACTTGGGTCAACTGGCTCGGCTTGCGGTGCAGGTGGCGGTGGTTCGTATCCATTCCCTCTTGCGGGCAACGCTACATCAACACTGACCCAATTTAATGGGGGATTAACCGCATACGCCTCGACAACAGTCGGAGCGGGGGGACAGACAACAGGACTCACCATCTCTGGTGGCGCAACGACTACAGGTAATTTGAGATTAAACGGAACAACGGGTATCACGCTCGGAACAAGCGGTGCGGGTATACGTGGAGCAGGTGGCGGTGGTTTGACGATAAACGCAAGTTCACTGTTAGAATCGCCTGATAGTTTGTCCTACATGGATATATCAAATGCGGGTATCTCGTTTTCTTCCTCGGGATTCAAAAGCGTGGGAAGTGCGAGTTCTTATTTCTATTTGGAGGACAAATATGCGACAGGGTTTCCTACGCTCGCGTCCCCTAACCAGTCTGGCACATTTGCCCTAGCGAGTACTTCGTATTCAGGCGTCTGGCAAGACTTCACCAACAACCGCTTTTCGGTAGGTTCATCCTCTCCTTATACAAAACTCTCTGTCCATGCCAACAACGGAGAGACCAACACAACGCTTTTTGCTATCGCAAGCTCGACTGCGTCTGCAACGACGACTCATTTTGTCATAAATAACACTGGGAATGTCGGTGTTGGAAGTACGACCCCATCATCACAGTTATCCATTTTAGGGAACGGGGTATCCTCAATATTGGCTCTTTACACCTCTGCCGCCACGAAAGTCATAGAGATACTCGAAACGGGTGTTGTAACTCTACTTGGTGCGTGGGACTTTGGTGGAGCGACTTCGCTTGAAATACCGAACGGCACGGGGAATACGGTGGATGCGACGGGAGAATGTGCGTGGGACACCACTGATGACCAGTTCGTGTGTGGAGACTCGGCTGGAACCGCGCGTGTCATTGCACACGATGAGTTCAAAATAAAAGACATGACTATTGCCTCGACATCTCTTGCTTTTGTGAGCGGCGGATTGCTTCCTATAGGTTCAAACAAGGACGGACTGGAATTGACCCAATATCGTTGCTACGTTACGAGCGGCACATCTGTGGTACTTAATATCACCGATGGTACAACAAACGATACCGAGACCATCACCTGCACCACCTCCGTAGTCTCCGACACGGACGTTGCAACCAACGATACCTTTACCGCAGACGAGATTATGAGACTCGAATTTGGAACGATAACGGGAGCAGTAGACTACGTCCATTTTGAAGTCTACGCGCGTATCACCAGAGAATAGTATGAAGAAAGTACTCATATGCACTACTGCCGCAATACTTCTTGTCCTCTCGTTTTGGCTTGTGCAAACCGTCTTTGCCGCAGAAGTAGCAGTGGACACCACAGTAGCTACAAATGCGGCGGGAAGAACTAACTCTGGCAATAATGCCGTGTGGACGAGCGATAGCAATGGCTATGTATTTTATACAGGCGCAGAGCAAGACCTAGAAATGGCATCCACCACAGACGGCGGGGCGACATGGTCTGTTAGAAATAGCATAGACAGTATAAATACAACTGATGTACAACACTATGCCATCTGGTGGGAGGGATGGACAGCGACCACCTCTACACGGTATATACATATCGTTACTACCGACAGTAGCTCCGACATCATGCACTACACACAGCTTGATTTGAATGACGGTTCGCTCTCCACTACGGTTACGATGACAGCACAGTCGGCAAGCTGTCTTCTCGCTTCTTGCTTCACCGCTATAACTATGGCAGAAAATGGTGTGTTGTACGCAACCGCCGCAGACGGGCAAGACTCATGGGTGGAAAGGTGCTCTACCACCTGTACGACGGGAGCTAACTGGTCGGAAATTGCGGGGGGATATGTCACCGCAAGCGCGGCTGATTTAGGAGACGACAGACCACTCCTCTTTCCCGTGGGAGGCACGAACAACATCGCACTCGTGTATTGGGATATCTCGGCAGACACCATTGACTACAACCAATACTCTGCGACATCATCTTCGTGGTGGTTTACTGCCGATAGTCAGCAGGTAGAGTCCTCTGTAGAAGACAACCTTACCTATGACGGTATGATTATTGGCGCGACCGTTGCGACCACCACAGGAATTGCTGGTCTTACCTTCTCCAACGACACTGACGAATATACGGTTGCCGACCATGACATAGACTTCTACACCTACGCCTCCTCTACAGGCTGGGTTTCCAAAACGAACATACTGACAGACGATGCAGGTGGCGTAACTGGTGCTAAAGTAGCGGTAGACACCTCTACCGCAGGGGCTACCACTTGGTACGCGGTTTATAGTAAAAGGACAACCATCGGCACTCTCGGCACGGGGAATGTCTACTACAAAACCTCCACAGACGGTGGAACAACGTGGAGTGCCGAGAGTGCGGCGATTAACGACAATGCGGACGACATCCGTGAGCTTACGACCAGTGGTGCTTCGATATACAAAGTTGGTGCATGGTGGTCGTACGAAACCACACCGAGAGACGATGACGAGTATTACGACATTATTGCTGACTTACCTGTGGCACCACCGCCAGCAGGAGAGACGGTAACAAGACAATCGGAGTTCTTTTTTTAACAGATAATTATAAACGTATGGATAAAGAATATAGAAAAAATGCAGACGGGCAATTAGAGGAAGTTACCGTTACCGCAGTAGTGCACCCAGTATCAGAATTGAGTGCAAAACGCTGGCAGTTAGCAGAAGATTTGAAACGGCTCATTGCGGAACGTGACAATCGCCTCATGCAGATTGAAGCAGAAAGCGCAGGAAGAATTGACGAGATTGCCAATAGCATCGCAGAAATCGACGTGCTTATCGTCAAAGCAAAAGAGCTTGGCATCATCAAGGAAGAAGCCCCAGAGGAGGAACCCCCCATCGAGGAAATCCCTGTTTAATAAACCTATGCTGAAACACCCCGACCAAATAGTAAGCGTGGATGGAGATGGCAACATCACCTACAAGTGGGGACTATTTCCGTGGCCTATAACCATAAATCTTATGGAATTATTGCAAGAGGAAAGAAGATTGCACAGTCTTATCGAAGCGGCGACAGCTAAAATGAAGCCCGAGGACGTGGAGGAGTTTGTCGGATGAAATACTATGAGTGAAGAAGACGTTACCGTTTGTAAGAAAATTGACCTGTTGTCGGCTAAATTCGACGAACATGTTTCGGAGCATCGACTCGACCGTGAGAGGGTTGAGGGGTTTATAACAAAAGTTGAAGCGCTTATGGAGACAAAATCTAACTTCGCATTTCTGTTTAAGGGTATTCTTGGCATCGGTGCGCTTGCTGCTGCGTGGGCGGCAATTAAGGGCGTTGTAGGAAAATAAAATGCAGACCTTCGACATCGAGAAACAGAAAAGAGAGGAGTCCGGAGACGACTATATTTTTGGTGCGCTATCCCAGCCGGGTATCGTCTCTATCCCCCCCGAGGAACGTGATGCCTACTTCCCTCAAGGTGAGGTGCAGTTTAGCAACCGTGCAGACTTTGTAGATTGTGCGACACGCAACGGACCAGTTGAGCAGTTGGAAGCCCTCTTAAACTACCACTACCTCCACGGCATGAAGCCGGAGAATAAGCAGTGGCTGCGAGATAAGGGCTACATCCTTGACGGCAAAATAGCGTTGAGTGACAGATTTTCCGCAATCCTTTCGGGAAGTACTAAAAGAGGTAACTCTCTCAAAGCCCCTTATGACTCCGTACATCGTGATGGCGTTATCCCGAAGTCTATGCTCCCTAAAGAGGATTGGATGCTTTGGGAGGACTATCATGAGCTTTCCAAAATCACGCAGGAGATGAAAGACCTTGGTCGTGAGTTTGCCCGCCGCTTTTCTATTCGATACGAAAAAGTACACCGAGACCACTTTGCAGACCTGCTAAAAGACGAAATGATAGGTGTAGCTGCGCACGCATGGGATAAACCTGTAAACGGTGTGTATCTGCGCCATGAGGGCGACTATATTCATGCGTTCCTACTCTACAAGCTTCCGAAGTTTATAGCCCGAGACAGCTACTACGATTTTACCGACGAGGGTGTGCAGATAAAAGGAGATTTTACTAAAACACTCGCCCCCGACTATGACTTTTACGAGTGGGGGTATATTTTGAAAATCACTGCCGAAGCTACCGCCGAAGAGCTGGCTATACAAGTGAGCGTCTTTAACGAGTTGGCGAAAAACGGATTGCTTAAATTTTTTGCCAAATTCCTTGACCTTTTTATGAACCGCGTGCGAGGTATAGGACAGCAACCGTGGTGGCTTACGCTGATTAAAGCCATCAAACGCCAGCTATTTATCCACGAACCCCTGCCACCACCCCGACCCACCATCCTGTCCCCTGATTGGAAGCCCGCCCAAACGCCCAAAATTGAGCCTGTAGCCCCGCAACCCACTACCCGAGAGAAAGTCTACGACTACGCTAAAAAGTGCCTTAATAAGGATATAGCGGCTACTCAAAATGAGCTAGGCTGCGCGGAAAGTGTGTCGTACGTTCTTAAGAAAGTTGCTGTGGCAGACTTCCCCGCAAAAGGATTTTTGAGCACCACCGACTTTAACCGCTGGCTTGCTAAGTACGCGACACGAATAGACACACCCGAATTTGGCGACATCATAATTTCGCCTACAGGTATGTCTACCAAAGGCGCAGCACATGGGCATATCGGTATCTGTGGCAAACAAAGTATCATCAGTAACAACAGCGCTAACGGCTTATTCCAAGACCACCTAGACCGCAAAACATGGGACGCGTACTTTGGTAAAAAACTTGGCTTCCCCACTTTCTTTTATCGGTTGAAATAATTGTCCACACCCCCTAGTGTGTGTTTTGCGTGAGGTGTATACTTATAGGCATGGAAGAAAGAAAATTTGGTGTGCTATCTTCGTCAGTTAATCCACAAGAGTTGAGTTTAACAGTAAGTGCTATAGCTAAGGTTGTTGTGGGACTTCTTGTTTCTTTTGGATTTATGCAAACAACAGGTGCAGACACAACGCTTGAGCAAATCCCTGTTATTGTGAGTGTGGGATATGCCACATGGCAAGGAGCAGAGGCTTTGTGGGGCGCAGTTCGTAAGGTTATAGCGGCAATCTATCGGTAGTGCTGGTGCGCCCCAACCATGCAAACAGTCTTAATTTTTTTTGCGTTGTTTGGTTCCCCTAACCAAGCACTAGCCTCACAACTGGAGACTCCTATTTACGCTTCTTCCACAGCGGAGCATATTATCTTGGCAACCGCTATCCATTATGGAATTTACGGACATGAGTTCTTGGAAACGGCACGATGTGAAAGCGGACTGCGTGCGGATGCTAAAGGGGACTTAGTACAAGGAAAGCCAACGTCTTTCGGGGTATTCCAAATTAACGAAACATATCATCCCTACTTAACCAGAGAGCAAATGCTCGACCCTATGTTTAATATACAATGGGCGGCACAACAATTTAAGAAAGGTAAGCAGTCTATGTGGTCGTGCTATAAAAAACTCTTCGGCGCAAACAGTGGCTAGTCGAAAGCCTTGTTTGCGTCACAAACTTATAAGCCCGTAATCGGCTTGTGAGGGCACAATGAACTACAAAAGCCGCTTGTACAGCGGCTTTTGTGGTAGAATAATCTCATTGAGACGTGGTGGTGATACGGAGCGTCTCTACCTGAACGGCTCTGTGAGCGTCAACCGTTGGGGAACCAGATACCAACTAAAAAGGGTATGAACACGCTCTAGTCCTTACAATCATGGCAACATGTAAACACTTGAGGAGAAATCCCAGACCTATCACTGTAGTGGGTAAGGACTAAATATAACTATCCCCGCCCCAGCCTTTACCCGCTGGGGTTTGTGTTATTATTAAAGCTATGGGACACGAACACATACACACAATAGAATATCGTGACGGAGTTTCCAACGGACTCCAGTGTATCTGCGGTGACATAAGAGAAATGACTGATAAAGAGATGGAATTTGTGCTATACTAAAAGCTAGTGCTATCAGTGGCTACCATTGTAAGGCGGGAGCCGTTTGTTCGATTAAAACAATTTGCACCAGCATTATTGTAGGGAAACGTCGCGCTAAAGCTTAATAGCCTCGTGGCGTTTTCTTTTGTGCTATTATTAAAGCTAGTTAAGCACTTTGTAAGGAGGAACCAGTGGACAGAAGTCTTTGTGATTGTGGCTGTGGTGAACGTCACCGCTACGGGTGTTACCACTACGTTATCGTGACGAAAGATGTGTTTTGGTTTTCTAACAAAAACCACCGTGAAAAGTGGATGGGGGCTAACCACGGTGTTGACGTGACAAAAAAGGCAACCGAGGTGGTGTCACCCAACTATTATATCTACGGGGGGTAACATGAAAAAGTACCGCCGTATGTGGCGTATCTACTTGCGACAACTCGTGGAGGAATACAATGCCTGATGGAGGAAAGTATGTTCGAGAGAAAACTATCTATTGTGACGGCTGCAACAAGCCCCTCAATGGAGAGAAAGTTATCTACAGCACACGACAACCGAGGAAGCAGTACCATAAAAACTGCTATTCCCAGTTTGCCGTGGCCACGCGACCTGTACTCAAGGTGGGAGGGAGTCAATGAGTACCACCAACGAGGAACAACGCGTCAAGACGCGGGAATATATGAGGGGTTGGAACAAAAAAAATCCCTTTTACCATCGTGAGTGGGTAGAAAGAAATATCCCCCACAAACGACCGCCACCGCCCGATGCGTTTCGTTGTAAAAATGGAACGTGTCACCGGAAGCTCAACGCGATGGTGGAGCGAACGACTGCGACCGGCCACAGACTGTGGTACTGCACGCATCTTTGCCGCCAACAACACACGGAGACAACCCCATGACCGAAAAAGTCTTGTGTTACTGTCGGAAGTTCAAAGTTGACCCCGACGCAGCGAAGTTAAAAATACTTGGTGAGGTGTGTTGCACTGCAAGCTGCTACCGAGCGGCAACGCAGCAATATACACTTATCCGCACAAGTATTCGCGTCGGAAACAACGGCTTCAACCACGACACGAAAAGTTGGGATGTGGTGACATGAAAAATCCATGGAATGACGCGGGAAGCTACGAACCCGAGGAAGAAACACACCCGCCGCGCTTCCTTGTGTGGTACTGCGTGTTGATGCTGCTGTTCATTATCGCAGGGGCATCGTATGCGTTCAGTCACCCCGAGGGGACACCTAACAAGGAGTGGTTTAAAAACCAATACTCTGTCGGTGACATGGCGCGAGGATACCCGTCTATATCCTGCTGTGACGCATCGGATGGGTACATACTCAACGATGATGAGTGGCGCACGGTGAAAGGTGTCTACGAAGTGCTTGTACAGGGTACATGGCACGCTATTGAACCACGAAAACTGCGCGATACTTTTAAGGGTGGGGTAAATCCATTCCCCAACGCACTCGCGTGGTACAAGGTGAACGATGACGGCAGTGTGTCGTTCTACTGCTTCTCCCCAGGGTTTGTTGGGTAAAAGCCTCTTTCGAAGGGGCTTTTTATTTATAGGTTTCTGCTTACCCAATATGAAATAATTGTGCAACCGCACCACACCCTATATAGGGGAGAAATGTGGGTTCGGGGAAGGTCTGCAGTCCCGCTATAGCAGGGTAGCAACTCATGAGGCGATTCGTCATCACACTCACACATAAGGGCGTTATACACCGACTCAAAGTGTACACTCTGGTCGGACTTAGCCCAACTCCCCCCGAACACATACTTCACTATATACTAGGATAACATGTAATATCTACCTATTTCATACAAGATTATTATTTACAAACTTCTTAGTGTACTTCACAAACGCCTCGGTATGCTCGGGACAGAGAGCAAAGGAATGTTCGGCTATGTGGACGTTAAAGCAGTGAATATCTAGCTTCTTGTCGCACTTTAAGCACATGGTTTTAAATGTTTTATATTTCATGTTGTTGTAGTAGCTTAATAGCCTCCTCAAACCCATGGCGGACGTTGTAGTCCTCTACACACACTACGCAGTTAAACCATGCGTGAGAGTGGGAGGTATCGGTACGCGGGTCGCGTAACTCTAGTAACTTCTTTTCGAGTATTTTGATTGCTTCTTTCATATATCTTTATGGGGGGTTAGGGATTACTTAATACGGCTTGTGAACAATAGTCCAAGTGTCAAAAATACTTCCCATGAGTTGAACATAAAGCTCCATAATGGGGTGTATACGAGTGTTTGCTGTGGTGACGATGTGGGGGCAGACAAGTACAAACACACTTACACGCATCTCTTATTTTGTATTTGCAATAGTGTATGTCGTCGTGAATTGGGCAGACCACCACTTCCACACTTCCGTCACTTTTAATAAACTTTTCCATCTTTATATCTATTTGTTTTATTGGGTGCGAGATTAACGCATTTTGATGTCTAGCTTTTTAGCGAGTTCTTCAACCCCCTTTGATGTGTCTAGTTTTTTGAGCATGTCGGCGACTTCTTGCTCTTTCGGGGTTTTTGCGTAGAAGGTTCTATCACATCCACCGCAATGCGCCGCCATATATTCACTAAATGTTCTTTTGTCTCTCGTAAGGCTTGTGTACAGGAAGTTTAGGCGTTCGTTTTCTGCTTTAATTTGGGACACCTCAAGCTCTAGGTTGTTGAGCTTACCCCGACACCCCGAATAGGAATCGCAGTATATTTCATGCGAACACGGGCTAGATTTTCCGCACACAATACCGATAGCAAACAAAACAATTCCTACAAACGCTGATATTACAATGATTTCCATATATTACTATGTATTATATTCTGTTAGTGGATTATTTTCGAGAGGTGCAATAAAGAGTGCTAAATCCAGCGGCGCGACATTCTCCGTAGTTATTCCACCAAACCCAAGTTAGTCCTGCGAAGAAAAGGAGAAACAATACAACGGCCACAATTTTGAATGTTTTGTCTTTCATATAGTATCTATAGTTAATCGCACACCGCACTTTCGGCAAGTAATTGGGTTATCTTCTTTTCTGAAATCATGTATCCGTAGTAGGCAGAGGAGGTGCATACACTTATTTGTTATCGGATAAAACTTCCACCTCGCTATCAAGACTGAAATACTTAGAGTTTTCACGGCGACCCACTATAGATTTACATTCGAAAGAGGCATAAGCAAAACAGACAGCATAAAAGGACATGTCCCCCGCATTGATGTTCCTCGCATTGATGTTCCTCGCATTGATGTTCCTCGCATTGATGTCCCACGCATTGATGTTCCTCGCATTGATGTTCCTCGCATTGATGTCCCACGCATTGATGTTCCTCGCACTGATGTCCCCCGCATTGATGTTTAAAGACGCTTCCAGTTTCAAAGAAAATTGGAACTCAACATCATCAGTAATCGTCAATACTCCATCTACAACGTCTTTGTCTACTTCTTCTTGTGTTTTGTATATTTTCATATAGTTCATTTTTTAATGGGTAATTTTTTTACTTCTACACTCCCTAAAAATATCCCGCACAATGCGCAGATACTTTCGATATAGGTAGAGTCTGTATCTGATTGCCACCGTTTGTCGGTATGGATGATTGTCGAGCCGCAATGGGAGCAGTGGTAGGTTTCCATGGGTTTATTCTTTGTTAGTTTCGTTGTTAGCTGCTAAAACTTTCGCAGAACAGTCCTTTTTGTGCACCCCTCGCACAGTGAAGAATGACGCGCAGGTGCAGTTTGAAGTAGTTACTGCCCTCTCCACCACCTCTAGTGCCAACAGTGCCTCGCGGTTATTGGTCTTTGGTATCTGTGCGCGGAGTATGGCTACGACCTCTTGTGCCATCTGTGCGCGGGCATCTTGGCGAGCAATCTGTATAAACTCGCGTATAGCGTTTTGTATCTCGATACCATGTTCTGCTGTCGATACAATGTAGTCCCACAGCTCCGCTGCTCTAATGTAGTCCCACAGCTCCGCTGCTCTGTCGTTGTGCGCCCAGTCTTTGTTAGTGTGACACTCGCAAGCATCTGACTTACACTCGGGGAGCACACCGCCGTATTGTCCTGTTTGGAGAATTTGGAGACACCTTTTGCAGCACTCGTTGTTGTTTTTGGTGGTCATAGGTTTTTAGTATCGTTGATGATTAAATCTAGGGTAGCAAAACTAGCTACGATGGCAGGCATAATGAACCAATGAATTTCGAGAGAAAGTCCAAAACATACTGCTGCTGTGATACTGAAAAGGTATTTCATAATTACTTTTTTTTGTTGTACGCTTTTTGCGTGCGTATGTCGGTAATTTCGCCTTTGACAAGGGTAATGGTAGAACCACTTTTGATATATCTAACAGCTCCTGTTTCGACGTCCACCACTTCAACAGCGTGTGTATGCTCCGTCCCCTCTCTTTTGTTTTTCTCCCACATACACCCATCAGTGAGTAGGTATACTTTTTCGGTGGTCATAGATATTTAGGAAAATCATATTTGTAGAAGATATACCCTACCAGTAGCAACGCCAGAGGTATGATTAAGAGCTGTGCTACCCAATACAAAGGCGTTGTTTTTTCTATCAGTAGTAACGACACACCGAGCGCAAAAGCCCAGCCAGTATAGGCATGGCGAGCCGCGTAAAGTGATGCTTTTAGTGTTTCCATAATTCTTTGTGAGCCACCCCTACCCATATCCGATGATGTGGGTGGCTACTTTATTAAGTTAGTAACTCCTACTCCAACTCCCACTCCTACTCCCACTCCCACTCCTACTCCTACTCCTACTCCTACTCCCACTCCTACTCCCACTCCAATAATCCCGAAGTAGCATATTTATTTTGATTCCCGTGGTAATTTGTGCTTCCATAGGAAAGCATCTGTTATCGAAGATATGTTTATGTACATAGGAACCTCGACACTTTCTATCTCATTTAATGTTCCCTTAGCAATAGCCTCGTTGAAACGACCAGTATCTGCAATCCACGCAGCATCCTCTAGTTCTAGGAAATTACCTGTAATACGTTTTACTTTGCCCGTAGCAAAGTAAGTCACCGTGCGGATAAAATACTTCTCGCCTATCTCAAAAGGGACATCTGAACGGGTATCGCCGTCCTCTATAGCTTCATCTAACAATAGCTCTAACAATTTTTTCTTATTCATGTATTTAACAGTGATTTATAATATGGGCGTTCTTTTGTGGGTGGTGTGTGCTCGGGGTTAGGTGTTAATTATAGCCCTAGGTCGAGGATATAGGTGATGCTATTTCCTCCTGAAGGCATGCGCTCTCGTACTGCTTGCTTCGCGGGAGAAGTCAATCGGCTTATCACTTCCCGCTGTCCGCCGTGGTCGAACATAGCAAGCATATACATGAAGTTGTCTTGCACATTCGCTAGGTCTTCTATACGTCCGACTTTCTCGTCAACGTAGCCGTAGGTATTATCGTGCGTCTGCCATTGAGCCATGCACTCCTGCTTCATCTCCGCAAACGCGGTATCACTCGGTGCGACGTGGTATAGTTTTGTGTCAGTCATAGGTTTGCAAAGTGTTTTTGAATAATCTCCGCGTCTTCTGGTCTACTCTTTTTACCTAGGGTAGTGGACTCTCCCCACACCTCAATCTTGTTGCCTGTTCTGTCACAAAACCCAGCGGATAACACCGTGTCACCACCTGCCATGAAAGAGTGTATACGTGTGGTGGGGAATACGCGCACATGCCCGTCTGCGAAGACAATATATTTTTCCATCATAGTTATGCGCCTATTGAGACGGTGCGGTTAAGTAATAGGTTTTCGTAGGCTTCGACCTTTCCTGCGAGTTTAATACCTTCCAAGTCTGGCACACTTATGCGCTCGGTGATGGTGATAGGCTTTACACCTTCAACCTCGATACCGAGGAATTGCAGCCACTGCATGAGTAGGGCTGTTTTGGTAAAAACAGCCTCGCTGACAACTGATGCGGTTTTTGCTACGTCGTCGCAATCTCCTTCGTGTCTTTCGGATACAAAGCTTAAAAGGTTGCCCGACGTGTCCTTAACATCCACGTCGTTCCCTTCGCTGTAGGTAATCACTATGTCTCTAACTTTAATCTCGCCCCCTGCTGCAAGCACTTTGTCCCGCAATTCTTTTACTGTCATACAATTAAAATACAGTTACGTTTTCTTTATAATCGTCCGTGGGGTCAGGGAATGTTGTCATATATTTATCATTACGTTATCCTTTTATTTATTTGGCGGGAGGTTCATCAGGCAGAATCTCAATGATTATCTTTAGATTTCTAGTGTAGTCGGGCAAATTTTCCTCAAGAAACTTTTGCACCACATCTTCTAATCTATCCTTGTATTCTGCTTCAAGTATTTTCTTCATATTTATCATTAGGTATATCTTTGAGGGTTATTTGGTGGCGAGATTTATGCGGCATCTTTTTCTTCCATTGCTTCAACTTTGAGCGGCCACATGATGATTTTGTCTATCTGTACCTCAAAAACCATATCTTCGGTAATGTTTTCGAGCCTTAAACCACCAGCAGTTACTAGATAATCTTTTGGCCGCAAAACAACACAGTAATCGTCTTTTTCCATATCCTATATTATTATTTCTAACGAACCATCTACTGTTAATTAGAGCACTTTACCTTTGAGCACGTTATGGATAATGTCTGCGGGGATTACGCCTTTGCCGGCTTTAGCTGCCATAATGCGTAATTTGTCACCGTCTGTCGGGTACACTCGTACCTTTTCTGTTGCGCGTTCTTCTTTGTTCATACGCTATGTGTAGCATGGTTTGATTAGGTACACTAGTACCGTTGTCCACAGGTCGCTATCAACATTTCACTGGAAACCAAAGGTAGTACAATGTGTCCATGTCTTTGACTGTTCAAGATGTCATAAATTTGGTAGACGACTACGCTTCTTCACAAACGGGGCAAGTAGACCTCGCGCGTAAGTTACGGCAAATCGGCACATCCGTAGAGTATTTTCAAAGAAAAGGGCTGCTACCAAACAACGAATCTATAGATTCTTTCTATTTTAATGATGACCAATTTTTTTATGCTGCCCCGAGCGACTTCATGGAGGAGATAGACATTCTTTACAATAATCCTGACTACAACACTGCGTCCCGAGAGTGGGAGTTCATGGAGTACTCTAAAATCTTGAAGCGTACAGGTAGCGCGCGTAACAGTAATAAGTGGTCGTTTACCACAATAAACGGGTCTAACCAGCTCGTCCTTTTTGGGCAAAACATACAGCGTGGTTCTGTGATTGATACCATGGAGGAGGTGGGGATGTGGGTAGTACAGGGAGACGCTTCAAGTCTCGAATTAGACAACCTCGACTTTAAGGTTGGGGATGGGTGCCTTTCATTCGACGTAACGGCGTTTTCCTCGGGGTTAGCGGGGATAAACGACCCAAGTGTATCTTTAGATTTTGAAACTCTCTTTGAGAAGCATGGGTATGTGAAGTGTTGGATGAAAATGCCAAGTGCCTCTATAGACGCTATACGCCTACGGCTCTATACCAGCGCTACAAAATACTGGACAATCACAGCGACAACCACTGACGACGGCTCTGCGTTTGCTGCAAGCACATGGCAGAAAATTGGGTGGGCTCTTGATAATGCGGTTAAAACCAGCACCCCTCTCATTACCGAGACAATAACTAAAATTGAGATTGAGGTAGACCTCGGCGCTGCGGTAACAGGGAGTAACTTCCGTATTGACCACATTTTTACCACTGTGCCTGACTACCTCAATTTGCTGTATCGAAGCAACGTAAAAGGAACTACCTCCGCAGGAGCAAACCTTACTGCCTTTACTGCTGTCACTGATATTATAGGGGTGTCCACCTTGTTCCCCGATATTGTGGACCTTATAGCGAAACGGGTCGCCTTACAGCTTTGGCCGCAATTAAGAAACGATAAAGAATGGTATGTGGCTTACCAAGCAGACTTGAAGGAAATGGCGAGAGATGTGGGTATGCGGTTCCCACGAAAACGAACCAACAAGTTTGTTAATACGAGATTGGTACGAAGATAGGTATGTCGGTAAAAAATGATAAATTTATCTCACTAAGAAACCCGGGGTCAAAAGGATGGAACGCCTTTGACTCCCCCTCTAGTATAGATGACCTAGAGCTGGTAGACGCGCAAAATATAAACTATGACAATGGCTTCGTTTCCCCGCGCGAGGGAAGCACGTTGCTGTACGCGAAACCTACAGGTGAGACGGGTGACCCACTACAGTTAATAAAGGCTCAAACCTCGGATGGGTTGGAGTACCTCATCGCTGTTTACGCGAACCATTTTTACGTCTACCACGAAGACAACGAGGAGTGGATTCGCATTAACCAGACCTATGTACCAGTCGAAACAACGAAGCACTACGGGTATGTGAACTGGCAGAACGGACGTGGCGACGACAGGCTGTACGCCTGTAACGGAGTAGACGATGCCTTCCGCTGGGATATTTGCGTAGGGACGGTAAATGGCGCGCACGTTGCGGGTGGGGCTACGGTTACCTTAGTAGACGGGTCGCGTTTCCCGTCAGGGGGAGGGACTCTTATTTTACAAACAACAGGAGGAGGAGCGAGGTTTGTTGAGGCGTACACCTCTCGGACAGGTAACGTGTTTACTCTCACCAACACACTTAATAGTAATGTAGACACTGGCACTTCGGTTGCTACAGACATCATTCAAAAAGCAAGCATGGAGATTGGAAAACATCTTACTAAACACCAACGCCGACTTGTGATGGCAAACTACTACGGAGGTGAAACTGTAGTGTGGCTCTCAGTGCAAGGAAGCCCCGAGGACTTCACTATTGCCTCGACCATTTCCGGTGGAGTCACTCAGACCATCGCCGACGGTAACGGTGAGATAACAGGGGTGCATGACTTTGGGCAGTTTTTGGTGATTGAAAAGCAGGACTCCCTCCATTCGATGAAGTTTCAGATTGCTGCTGACCTCGGGAGTAAACTTGCGGTGTTGCAACCAATGATTTCGGGGGAATCCATGGGGCCGCTAGGAAACCCAAGTACCGCGAAGACGTTTAACAAACTGTATTACCCAACACGTTCTAACGGCTTTCTTTCATTGAGTCCTGCCACCTCGGGAGACAGCGTATCTGTGGAAGTACAACCTCTCTCACAGAAAATTGACCCATACATACATGCCGCTTTAGAGCTTGGGTACGCGCGTGTCGCAGCCTCTAACAACAAAGTGTACTGGTCTGTCGCGCGTATAGGAGCAACACAAAATACTTTAGTGCTTGAGTACGATATTTTACGGAGCGCTTGGACAAAACACTTCGGGTGGGCCGTGAAAGACCTCGTAGAAAAAGATGATGAGGTTTTGTATCTCGATTCAGGGTCAGGAGAGGTATACCAAATAAACAACAGTGCATACAACGATAATGGGAATGAATATATGGCGTCAGCATCATTCAAACGCTTTGACTACGGGGAAATGGGTACACCAAAGAGCCAAGGGTATGTATATCTTGAGGGGTATATGACCACCGCAACGGAGTTCTTCGTAGACGTGTTTTTCAACGAAGACGGAATCTTGGGAAAGCAAACCTACCGCATTAACAAAGACACCACAGGGCTATACTTCTCTAGCCCCATCACCGACGCGACAGGATTGTTTGTCCTTGGGCTACCGATACTCGGCATGTCTTCGTTGGCGGGGATTGCCAACCTTCATACGTTTCGTTGTTATTTAGCTATCGACGTGAGTAAGTCGTTCTACAATCTACAGCCGAGAGTTTACGGTACTCGCGCAGCTTTCTGGGGGATTACGGGCATGAGCATGAGCCCAGAGATTGTATCTATTGTGCCGCAAGGATTTGTTGTAAGTCCCGAGACATCTGTATAAACACATTATTTAGTAGCTCATCTGTATAATACGCATATATGGCAAATTATTTAGGAAATTTTTTTGTCGGATATTTAGCCACTGCACTAGCTGCGGGAACAGCCGCAAGCAGTGTTGTACTTGACCGCATTACTACGCTCACTGGTGAAACTCTTGAGACAGCAGACCTATCTGTACTTGGGCGTGGTGTACTCACCGTTAACCCTGATGGAGATGGAGTGACTTCATACCCCGAGAGCATCTCTTTCACGGGTGTCACCGCAGCAACTAAGACTCTTACAGGCGCGGTGCGTGGGTTGGACAAAGCAGGAACAACGACCACTGCGTATATGCGCTATCACCCAGTCGGCACCCCGGTTATCGTCTCCTTCGGAGTACACCAAATCTCTGACCTCATCACCTACCTCAACACCCTCGTTGTTTCTACTCGAAGTGTCATTGTCACAGGTTCTGCGGGAGAAACATTGGTCGCAGGAAACCTTGTGTACTTTGACGACACAGACAACGAGTGGAAGAAATGCGACGCAGACACGGCAGCTACGGTAGAGAACACTATGCTCGGTATTGCACAAGGTGCAGGTGTGGATGGGGGAACCATCACCACAGGTGTGCTCCTTCTCGGCAAAGACCTCACCAACTCTGGACTCACCGCAGGACAAAAGTACTTCGCTTCCAATACCGCTGGGGGTATCTCCACTTCGGCAGGAACAAAAGAAGTCTCTATCGGCTTCGGCTCGGTGGATGGATATTTATACTTTGAGCCACGGTTTGACCAAGCTCTCACTGAGGATGAGCAAGATGCCTTAGCTGGTTCCGAAGGAACTCCAAGCGCTACTAATAAATTTGTGACAGCTCTTGGGTTTCAAAAAGGTATCGGTGTGTATGCAGCCTCCGCAGTAGGGAGCGATTCTTATGCTATAACTGTTTCCCCTGCGGTTGCTGCTTATGTAACAGGAATGAAGTTTAGATTTCTCGCGGATGTAGCAAATACGGGAGCCGCCACTCTTGCTGTGTCAGGGCTTTCTGCACTTGCTATAAAGAAACTGAATGACCAAGATTTAGAGACGGGTGATATAGAAGCGGGGCAAATTGTTGAGGTTGCTTACGATGGAACAGACTTCCAAATGCAAAGCCAAACTGCAACAGCTTCAGCCCCCGCCAGCACTAAGGTGTCTTTAACTGCTGGGGAAACAATCAACGCTTCATCAACACCACAAGCTGTGTATATAAAAGCGTCTGATAGCAAGGTGTGGCTCGCGGACACTGACGCGGACGAGAGTACCTTCAAATTCATTGGGTTTGTCGGTGGAAGTCAAAACGTGAGCGCGGATGCTGCTGTGGCGGTGACTGTTTCTGGCGTAGTGACTGGTTTTACAGGGCTGACAACAGGTAATTATATGTACCTCTCCGCCACAGCAGGCACTCTGGGGACGACCCCTGTTGCAAGTCAAGGGCTTGAGGTTGCCTTGGCTGTATCTACCACTTCCGTTTTGATTATCCCCTCAGGACTGCGTATGGCTTCTATATCAGCGTCCCGTGCGACTGCGGGCACCACGACCGTGACTGTCGGGTTTAGGCCGCGGCTCATGGTTGGTGTTGTGAAGACCGGAGGGACGAACGACGGCGACCCCGATGTTATAGGCTTCTTCTTTTGGACCGACACCCTGCAATCGGGGTATATAGCTGGCAAAGATAGGTCGTGGGGGCTAACCAATGGTGCATCTTATGAAGTTTCCTCTACAGGACGTGTTGTAGATGACAACGCAAATACGGACAGCAACGACGGCATATTGAACAACGTGACTGCTACGGGATTTGACCTGGTGACCACGCACGCCTCGGGAGGTAACTTGGTGCAGATAGATTGTGTAGCTATTGCATGAAACATGAAACAAATTTTTGTACAAAAAAATAAAAATACAGGCAAAATAGACGGATGGTGTATTGGTGTTGTCTTTGCTAACGATAAAGAGAGCGATACTATCATTATGGAAGTAACTGACACAGAAGCAGAAGAAATAAAAAAAGGGATACTAGAGTTTAATGTTATAGGTGGGGTAGTTTTGTTGCGAGAAAATAAAACACAAAAAGACAGAGAACTTATAAGGTCAAACATGATTATCGCAAGAAACGTTCTCCGACAAAAATTCATAGACGGAACACAAACAAATACTGATATTAACGAGGCATTAAAACTTATTTTATAAACAATGCCTAAATTTTATATAAACTCCGGCACTGGAGCACAGATGAGTGCGGCTGACGTGCAAGCGGCGGTACAAGCTGGTGGTCTTTCCCCGAGCTCTTTCTTTGTTGAGTCTGGGAGTGGCCGCCAGATTGCGGCGAAGGACATAACGTTCGCGGCTCCTTCTGATGGCGCACAGGGTGGCACTGGAAACATGGTGTTCACTCCACCCAAGAGTCCCGACGGAGCGGTAACAAGTAGTGACGTTATCACAGGGAAGAACCAGACCCAGGCGACAGGAGCAGCAGCCACAGCACTTAACCCAACAGGTTTGACTGACCCGATGATGCAGTATCTTCAACAACGAGATACGCAAAACGCTGCTCGGTTAGACAAGATGCTCGAAGCAAGCAACTTAACATTTGATAAACAGCTTGCGGTAGACAACCAGAAGTACGGAGAAATGTTTGCTTCGCTTGCAAATCAATACCAAAATGCAAGTCAGGCGGCGACAGCTCTTGCGGCACAGTTGAATCCGTATTCAGACCCACGCATTTCTAGCGCTACAGGAGGGTACATTAAAACCATTGACGACAAGTACGCAGCCCAAGCAGCGAGTTTGAAAGGACAAATGAACGCAGCACAGGCGTTGCAGAAAGCACAGCACTACGAAGCGGCGAATAAGCTCATCATGGACGCCGAAAAACAGCAGAACGATTTTGAAATGGGTATTCGCAAACTGAGTTTGGATATGTACAACTCCGCAAAACAGGAGTCACAGTTCGTACGGTCGCAAGCACAACAAAGCTCGCAGTTTGACCAGTCTCAAAAACAAGAGGCGGTACAGTTTGGAATAACATCTGAACAAAGAAAAGCAGAATTTCAAGCAAACAGGGACGAGTTCTCTGCTAACTTTGGATTAAACTTGGCGAAATTTGACCAGTCAAGCAAAATGGATGCTAAGCAATCTGAGTATATTGACGCGCAAATAGATTCTATTTACGACCAAATTCGCTCGCGTAAACTGGAAGACTCTGGTGCTAACATTGGGGGGGCTTACAGCTTTCCTATGCTTGGACAAGGGGGCAAGGGAGTTACCTTTACACCGCGCAGTGACCTGACTGCCGCGCAGAAAAACTCTATACCAAACATAGCCTCTGCGGTAAATTTAATTAACGAAGCGGAAATGATGTATGCTCTGGCCGCAGGAACCGATTATGGGGGGCCAGGCACTACAGTACTTTCTAGGGCAAAAGGTTTGTTTCGTACCTTTGGAACCTGGACTGGTATTGGCCCTAATCCACAAGGGTGGACTACTTATAATGACTATGTAAAAGCACGCAGGGCGCTGATTGCCAAGGGCATTATGGGTGAGGTGGGAAACCTTGCACAACAAGAACAGCTTGCCGCCGCTCTAGCTTTCCCTGGGAAATTTTCAACCCCACAAGAGGCTACAAATAAGTTTGCTTCGATTCGCCAGCAGATACTTACATCCGCTGAGGCTCTTGGTACGGTTTCTCAAGAGGGGGCGGCACCAAGTACATCTGTCGATATTCTTGCAGAATGGAAAAAAGCTAATGGATTACCATGAACCCAGAACTAGACAAACTTTTACAAGAAGCTAACAAAGCGCTTGATGCTAAGGGTGTTGTTGGCACACAAAAAGACGCCGCTCTTACTGACCTGATTGGTCGGTTTAACACGTCTAAACCTACCGAAGCCGCGCCAGTGGTCGAAGGAAGCAACCTGATGGACATCCCATTCTTTCCCGATTCGCTTGTACGAGCTGTAATAAACCCTGCCTTAAGAGCAACTGCCACGGTGTCTGAGGGCGGAGCCGCGCTCCTTGCGCGTATGGTCGGTGGAAAACAAGTGCAAGACAAAGCCTTTGAGGTGGCTCGTAAGGGAATAGATTACCCATACTTCGGAAATGTAAAACCCTATGGTGCAGAGGCGGCAGAGGCGCTTGCTAAGGAAGACATAGAGTACGGCGATGCTTTGAGAAAAAGTGTTATGGATTTGGGTGGCGGTCTTTTGGAACTTGGTTCTTTGTATTATTCACCATTGAAACTTGCCTCTGGCGGGCTGTTATCTGCACCCCTTCGATATGCGAAAGCTGTCTCTCCGTTTGCTGCGCCGTTTGGAATTGGTGTTGGTTTACAGGAAGCCGCAAAGCCAGGAGTGAAATCAGAGGATGAGCTCGCTACCCTTGCAAAAGAGGGAAGCATTGCTTTTGGGGGTGCCGTCGCTGGATATGCGCTTCTACACCAAGGAGGAAAGGCTATGGAGTGGCTGGGTGGAACATTTATGAAAAGTGAGACTGGTAAGTTGGTTGCTGAACAACTATCCGAGTATGCGGGCAAGGCTAGAAACTACGTTGACAACCTACAAAGAAAAACTTTGGGAGATGGTCTTGAAACAGAGTACCGCATACTCCAACAGGAAGTAGAAAGACAGCAAAAGAAGTTGGTAGACGATGGAATGAATACTTTTTATCGTGACACCGAGGTTGACGAGGCGTTGCTTATGGAGACGGTGAAAGGAAACTACAGCAAAACAGCACAGTCGTACTACGCTAAGCGGGACGAAATGTTTGCTCAGCCGCTAGACAATTCGGGGGTCAAAGAAATTGACATGGTTCCTGTGCAAGAGGTGGACACTAAAATTGATGTCTATCTTAAAGACTTGTACGCGAGATATGCAAAAGGAGAGGTAACACAAGAGGCGTTTGAAACCATCTCCAACCAAGTTGGGCTGGTACGCAACCTGCCCGTGGGGGAAATGACTCCTAGGGCTGCCTATGACATCTTCCGTAGTTTGCCCAATTACCGAAGCGAAAACCCTGTAGCCGACGAACTCATACGCAATAGGATGTTTGCCTATTTACAGGGCATTAAAAACACCTTCACCAAGGAGGCTCCAGGCTCTATGGACGACTTGAACAGGGCTTTCAATTACGCCGACCAAGTGCGCAACATCGTAGACGACCCTGTGGTACATCGTATGCGCACGGCTGGCTCGGCACGAAACATCGTCGATGACGTGATGACGGGTAAGACTCCCACCAGTGAGCAGTCCCGTGTTTTTATGGAGGGCTTTACCAGCGCACAAGAAAGGGAGAACTACTCTCGACTTATTTTTAATACCATCATCAACAAGGCACGGCAGCAGGGGTCGCTGGCTGACTCGGCTATCATCTTTGCTGATAATCTCAAGTGGGTTAAGGGTTCCCGTGCCAGCACAGGGCAAACAATCCTAACTGACACCCACTTGGCACAGCTTGAGCAGTTGGGGAACCTTGCCAAATCGGACTTCGGTTCGTTTTTGAAAGGTGCTCAAGAGATTGGGCAAGGGGGTGGGCTTACACCAGAAGTAAATAAAGTAATTGATATGTTCAACGACCTCAACCGAGTGGCGGGCATTGCCGAACGCACTAATGGCTTCCGCGACTACTCTCTACTTGGTGAAGAAATTTCAAACATACGGAGTGTAGAACAACTGAACGCCATTCTCCGATTGATACCAGAGAATACGGAGATGAAGAATATCCTGGGTAAGGAAATACTCCGCGGGGTTGCCACACGACACTCAAAGAATATCCAGACTGCAACAGGTGAGCTGAACCCCGATGCTGTTACCGAAATGGTAAGCGGTATGCTTAATGACTTTGACCGTATTGGTGGAGCCAATAAAGACGAAATGTTTAAGTCCTTGTTTGATGGAGTTAAGATTAAGGTGGGCGCAGACGAGATATCTCTTTCGTCTTACCTACTCGAAACGGATAAACTACTTCGCGCAGTCCAAAACGGAGACCTTTCTAAGGCACAGAAAATGATGACCGCCGCACACTTAGTAACAGGTACTTTGTATGCACTCACGGGGAAAAGTGTGCCAGCTATTTATCATCTTGCACAATTTGGAAAGTCAGCCGCAGCAGGTAAAGCATTAAAGACAGATGCGGCTGCTTACGATGACGTCGTGCGACAGCTTCGTAGTGAAAATAAAGTACGGGAACGAGAACTCACTACGTTCGGGAAGCACTTGCAAGAGGTGGCTCAGACGACCAAGTACCCATCACTGGTGGGTGGCTACTCCGCAGAAACTTATATAAACGGTGCAGAAGATATGCTTGGGCGCCCACTTACCGAGGAAGAAAAGCAAGAAATCGTTGACGACTTTAGAGCACTTTCAGAAACGACGAGATGACATCCCGAAATAAAGTATGAATCCGAACACCAACAAACCAAGTAGTATAGGCATAGACGCCATACAAGCATACTTTGGTGCAAAAGGCAAGTCGCTTATGGGGGCAACGATGAAGCACCTACAATCTACCAAGACTGCGTTGGGCGATACTCTCAGTAAACTCGGTGCTTCCACTATTGAATACCGCGCAGCACCACCTAAGACCCCCTCTATTTCGCACCAGGATGCCGACACAGCGTCGTGGGACTCTCCCGCGATGCAAGAGGCGTCTCCGTATATTAAAGCTGCCGCAGAGCGTTCTGGCGTGGCTCCTGCCCTTTTAGCAAGCATATACGCGCAGGAATCGAGCGCAGGAACATCGTCAAAGAATTATAATAAAAAAATTGGAGAGTCGGCGTATCTTTTAGGGCTAACTGAGAATGCCAAAAAAGACTTACTCAAAGCGGGTAAAGAAGTTGATTTTAATTCAAAGCAAGGAGTATTTAACGCAGCCGCAGATTACTTGGCGCTTCGCAGCAAAGAGTACGCGTACGATAAAAAAACAAACACACAAACAGTGGTGAAAGATTATGCAAACGACCCACAAGAATTATATTTATCACGATACGCAAACGCTACAGATAGACCAATCATTGAACCCGCATTTAAGAAACGTTACGAATACTACCAACAACATGTTAAGTAGGTGGGGACAACCTCCTTGCATAAAATATGAAACTACTTTTTAATTATATTTATGGAATATAAATTTGAGGATGTGTACCCAGTCGGTAAACGATTATTGGTTGAACCATTTTCACAAGCAACTGAGACAAGCGAAGGTTTAGAAATCTCGGATGGGGACGGACACGCAACTCCTGTCCTCGGTACAGTCATACGCGCCGGAGAGGGGTGCAGTTTCAAAGAAAAGGATGTGGTATTTTTCCGTCGGTATGCAATCGACGTTCTTAAAGTACCGAGTGTAGATGGCACAGACAGAACGCTGTACATCCTTGAAGAAAGCGAGGTTATTGCAAACGTGCGCGGCGAGGTCGAGCTGCCAAAAAAGCGTGGGCAATACACACAGATAAACGAAAAACAAAATGAACAAAAAGAAAACAGTGAAGAAAGTAGCACCAAAAAAGGTAGCAAAAAAGGCAACTAAGAAGCGCGGTTACTAATCCGTTTCACAGTGAAACTCTCGAAGCATTTTGTTTCGGGAGTTTTTCTTATAAAAGATTTGGGTTATTTCGCAAAGGAAAGGATTAGTTGCGTTGTCCACAGGCACAAGTTGTGTGAATTTTGAATGAAGTAGTACAATTTCGTTACATCTATTGAATTTCTATATAGATAGGTGTATATTATCTCTTGCTAAATAAGTGCCGTTTCAAATGAGTGGGAGGGGGTCAACCCGCCGTGTAGCAAGCACGGTATAGAACTCCCTCTCATCTGAAGCGGCGTTTTTATTTTTATGAAACAACCTCATGTGTATGTACTTCCGCAACGTTTTATTGATGACCCTTCGGTTCCTCTGAAGTGGAAATTATATTGTTTAATAAATGGTTTTTGGGTTTCTGGTAAACCTGTGTTCGCAAGTAACGACTATTTCTCAGAAAAACTAGGATGTTCTGATAGACATGTGAGAGATTGTTTATTGGAACTTGAGAAGATGTTTTTGATAACACGTCACGGTAAAAGTCAAAATAGAAGGATAATACCAGGAGGGCATGGGGGAGGAACTGGGAGTTCCGCCCATGTCGACAAGGGTGGAACTCTGAGCGTCGTTAGGGAGGAACTGGGAGTTCCGCACTCTATATATTATATAAGTACTAAAGATAGAGACCACCACGAACCTAAAGTTTCGGACGAAACTGAAAGGAAAGAAGACCAAAGAATTGAGCTTCACGACATATCCGAGGACGGCGAGATACTCCCTACTAAAAAAGGCAAGACCACAACACGGGGGGGGTCGGCGCGGCTGTCCAGCCTAGGGGTAGCCCTTATACAAACACTCAAGGACGAACAAGGGCTTGATTTCTTAGACAGGGGGACAAATATCAAAGAGGTTGCTGAGTACATCCCCCTGTTCAAGACAGCACTTATTGGCACAGGGTACACAGCGGAGGAACTTAATGACGAAGAAATTATAAAAAACTTTAGAGCTTTGGTGCGGCGTTTATCGAAAGACTCGTTCGAGTCACAGAATATGACTTCGTTTCATTACCTCAAGAGTAGGATTAACTCTCATTTCAAGAAACTACGATGAGTATGCTTGCTGTGGCAAAATCATACGTTGCGAAAGGGTTGTCGGTTATTCCTGTTGGTAGAGACAAAAAACCATTACTTTCATCGTGGAAGGAATATCAGACTCGACGACCAACGCCAGAGGAATTAGAGAAATGGTTTAGTGGGGACGCAGGTATTGCAATAGTCACAGGTAAAATATCAAATTTGTCTGTTGTCGATATAGACCCGAAAAACGGGGGGACTCCGAGGGGGCTTCCTCCTACTTTGGTGGCTAAGACCCAATCTGGTGGATGGCATTACTACTACCGATACCTTGAGGGGCTGCCCAATAAAGCAGGTATATCTGATGGAATAGATATACGGTCAGATGGGGGATATGTCGTAGCACCGCCTACAATCGGTTTTAAGGGGTCTTACGAGTGGAGGTTGATAGAGGAGCCACAACCGTTCCCTGCGGACGTCCTACGGGTCGTTTACGCGCAATCAGGGGCAGACTGGCAGCAGGTTGCTGCTGGAGTTACCACAGGGAGCCGAAATGAGACCGCTGCAAAGTTTATTGGGAAGTTGTTACAAGCGTTCAAACCAGACGAATGGGAGAGTGCGGTGTGGCTTACTGTCTTGAATTGGAATAAGGCAAACAAACCACCCCTTGAGGACAGTGAGCTTAGGGCTATATTTAACTCTATTGCTGGTAGAGAAACTAGAAAGAAAACAGAGAAAACGGAGGATGATGCTCCGGTAGTTCTTATGTCCGAAGCCGCGAGTAAGTTTGCGGACGATATTTCTGTTTCTTACAGCACTGGTTTTGAGATTGTGGACGAAACGTTGAAAGGAGGTTTCCGAGAGGGAGATTTAGTGGTTGTTGTGGGCGAAACTGGACATGGGAAACGATTGCATGTTGATACGCCCATTTTGACGCAAAAAGGCTGGGTTAGAAATGGTGACATAGCTGTTGGCGACAAAATTATCGGTAAAAATGGGAGACAAACAAAAGTTACTGGGGTTCATGCTCATGCTATTGCAGATTCTTACGAGATTACGTTCAACGATGGTACGAGTGTTGTTGCAGATGGGGAACACTTATGGACGGTACAAACGAAGAAACAACGCTATAGCACCCAGAATTGGCAAACACTTACTACAAAAGAAATTTTGTCTAAAAAGTTGTTTACAAAAAAATCTTCAGAGGCTTCGTACAACTGGTTTCTTCCATTAGTAGATTCTGTTGTGTTTAACAAAAAAAAGGTGCTGGTTTCACCGTTTTTTCTTGGTGTATTGCTTGCGAACGGGAGTTTTAGTTCTAGTATTGTTAATTTCACTACAAACGATGGATTTATTGCAAAGAAAGTTATACATGAATCTAAATCGTTTTCTATAAAAGAATATATTTGTAGAAGTCAAACTGCTAGAAGATGGCATATAAAGAAATTTCATCCTGTGTTAAAAACTCTTGGGTTAGATATGCTTACTTCTCGTAATAAATACATTCCAGAAGCGTATCTTTTTTCGAGCGTGGAGCAGCGACTTTCTCTTTTGCAAGGACTTATGGATTGTGATGGACATGTTGTTTTAGGGAAAAGAGCACAATACTATTCGATGAGCGTAAAACTTGCTGAGGGTGTTGCGACGCTTGTGCGCTCTCTTGGGGGTGTTGCTAAGGTAAAAAAAGAAAAAAGAAAAAAGGGTAATAATGGATATGTTGTTTCGTTGTGGACTCCAATGAACCCTTTTTCTATTCCACGAAAAGCAAAACGGTATACGCCGACCCCGTGGTTTAGAGCAATTAAAAGCATTGTTCCTTGTGGGAAGAATGAGATGCGGTGTATATCAGTTGCGGCATCAGATGGGTTGTATGTAATAAAAGATTTTATTGTTACACATAATACTGCGTTAGCTCGTACTTTTACCTATAACATGTTGAAAGAAAACGTGACTTCGGTATGGTTTACTTTTGAGCTCACCATTCCTGAGATGTGGGAAAAGTTTAAGGAAATGGGTTTAGAAAATGGAGCTCAGGTGTACACCCCTGAGAGATATGTGACGCGACGTTTGCCTTGGCTAAAAAAGAAAATAATTGAAGCGAGAGACTCTCAAAAATGTAAGGTGGTGTACATAGACCATTTAGGGTTTCTGCTTGGAGAATACGAGGGCGGGACGATGAACCAAAATAACATGCAAGGCATGACCAACAACTTAGCAACAGTATACTCAATGATTTGCCGTGACTTGAAAGCGATAGCCATACAAGAAAGGGTGATTATTGTGCTTATGTGGCATTTGAAGAAGTTGCAAGATAGTCGTAAAGAACCAGACGCTTCGGATATAAAAGACTCTAGTGGTATCTTGCAAGAATGTGATTTAGGGCTAAATGTGGCTAGAGAGAAGTTATCCACAGGAAAAAAAGGGGTGACGGATGGTGACATAGAGGATGTGTTTGGCCCTTATACGTTTGTTAAAATGCTCAAAAATCGTCGTACGGGTGACTTAAAGAGGTTTAAGTGTGAATACAAAGGTCACCGTCTTATGGAGACATCTTCAGCAAAAGCAGAATTACAAACACAAAAGGATTTTGATAATTTTTAGTATGGATAAAAAAGATTGGGTTGATGGGGTAAAATCAGCGGCAATAATGACTGAATGGAGCTTTGCTAGTATTCAGCCCGACAAGAATTATTTACGGTTCTCTAAAGGAGAGAAAATTATTGATGTGTGGTTTACAGGAACTATACGGTATATAGCTCAAAAAAATGGTAAAGCGCAGCACTACAGAGATAATGACCTTGTACAAATTGAGGATTTGTTTGAGTTATTAGGCTGTGCATAATTATGTTGTGTGTTTCACAAAGTATGTAACAATAAAAATCATGAGAAAACAAAAAGCACAAACTATCAAAGCAACCGTGGGGCAGATTGTTCGAGAGCGGGGTCAAGAGTTTTCAAAACGTATGTATCGCCGTGCCAAAAAAGCGTACAACGCACTTACTCGCCAAGAAAAAGCAAAAGTATGAGTAATGAAATAACACCCAGAGGTTTTTTGAAAGAAACTATCGCTTTGCGGGGGCAGATAGAGGGTGCTTTTCTTTCACTTGCAGAACGGTTGTATAAGATTCGTGAGGAACGCTTATGGGAGGGTGAGTACGATGATTTTGACACGTTCTTGTTGGAGTTAAAGATTTCAAAAGCTACCGCCTCAAAACTTTGCACGGTGCATGAGACGTTTGTGGTGAAGCACAAAATAGCAGTTAAAAAACTTTTTCCTATAGGTTGGTCGAGTCTGTATGCGATTGCTGGACACGCTGATACAAAGGAAAAAGCGGAGGACTTGGTTGATAGGGCGGGGTTACTTACTCGACAGGACTTAGAAATCTCACTGCGAAATGAAAACGGTAGGCAAGATGCTTGCGACCATAAGAACTCGCGCACAGTGATGGTGTGTAATGATTGCTCTTTTAGGCGACAGATTTATGAGTAAAACTACTAGAAAGAACTACTGGGGATTTTTATTTAGAAACGGCACACACGATACCGTTTTCCCTGTTTTCAGTGTTTCAGTACATAAGTATGACCGAGGAGACGTTAGTTGTGATATGCGCGCAGGTGTAGAAATTGCCGTGTTTGGTTTATGGATGTTTTTTGGCAGAGTATATGCACCAGATGAAAACTAGCATACCGCAGGATGTAAAAGATGTGTTGGCGAAAGAGCCGCGTATGAAGCAGTGTGCTTTACGAGATGAAATGTGCGTCGGTAGGATTGAGTGGCACCATGCACTTATGTCCGCGGGTAAGGCAGTACAAGAACCGTGGGCAATACTAGGTCTGTGCCAACATCATCATTATGTTGCAGACAGAAAAGATATGCGTGCAAAAATTGTGGCTGAGATGCGCCGACTCGGTGGGGCAGATGTACACCAATTTGAAAAGATAAAGAGATTATAAATAAACTAAGAGTACAGCGTGAAAAATTATTATAATTACTATGTGTTTACTTTGTCCCGTTTTTAACTTTGACACTCAATAAATAACTAAACAACATGAAAAAGAGAAACATAAGACGCGGTAGTGCCCTGCAAGAGCTACAGAAAGTGGCTAACGAGGCTGGAGGAGTGTGTGCTAAGTGTGGTAAGAAAACCGACTACCTAACCGTAGACCATATTGTTCCTTTTGCGTGGGTGTTTGATATAGGACTTCGGGATATATCGTGCGACCATGACTGGAACTTTCAACTTTTGTGCAGGGCGTGTAATCGCTTAAAGGCCGCCAAATTTGATTTTACTGACCCCCGCACAATAGTAAACCTCAAAAAGTACATTGAACTCGCCGAAGATTATTACGCTCACTAACCTAATCTTTTTGTGTAATTAGTAGAAATTAAATGGGATGACTTGCCACTGTGTGAGGTGTAGACTTGTTAGTACGCTATGAAGGAGTCGGACATACAAGTACTGTTTAGCAAGTGGGCACGGGATAATTGGTACTCCCCCGCTGCGTTTGAGTTAAAACTGGCAAAAGGTACTTCGATGGCGTTCGACCACGTTGCCCCGCACCAGATTGCGGCATTAAAGACAGTCAAGGACACAGGATTATTCCATAAGATAACCGACCAACCGTGGCTCAAGGACAGACCAGCGTTTACTGCACCCAAGCCTTTTGACAGCTTTGTCCTTAAGGGTCAAGCGTTTGTTTGTATTTGTTGGTACGTTCCGCGCAAGAAAAAGATTATTTATTTTGTAGATATTGACGATTTTATAGAGTTGTCTGCTAGTTGTGGGCGTAAGTCTTTGACGGAAAGTATGGCGAAAGAGGCTGCTAGTTTTGAGGTGAATTTGCTTGAAGTCGAATAACAGTCTTGACGTTGATAAAAACGTAGTATATTTAATTGGTGTCACACAGAGAAAAATCATTTGTTGGTTCTCCGTATATTACCAACATTGTTCTTTTATATGAAAAAGGGTACTCTCCGCGCGAAATAGGACACGAACTCCAAAAGGATAGAACAACCATACTACACCACCTTAGAAAACTCGGGCTTGTGTGGAACCCTCCTCCACACGCAAAAGGAGTTTCATCTATTCCACGGCAGTATGTTAAAAAGCAGAACCCGTGGGTAGATTATGATGGGGAAAAGTTAAACGCAGGGAAGACGTACAGACAGTATTTGAAAGCAGCAGGAAAAACGGACGAGGAGATAAAACGGTTAATGGTTGCTCGTAGATTTTCATTATAAAAACCGCCTTGTTATGGGCGGTTTTTATTGTTACTCTGTTTCTTCCGCGCTCTCCGCAGCTTCCTCGGCTGCTGGCACTTCTGTTGGCTCTACAGCTTCCTCAGCTATACCGCCACCGACTTGATTTTCGTCCATGTATTCGTGTGTTATTGATAATTGGTGTCAGTATACCCCAAACCTATTGAATTATAGTAGGTGCATTGTCCACACTCCGTGTCTCTGATAGGTGAATACTCCTTTATGTGTCCACAACGACATCGGGTTAAATAAAACGCGATGTGTTTCACTAGAAGTTTTTGAATTTGTCGTCTAAGTCTATTTCCTCACTTTCGGCTGTGGGGTAAGACACTTGGCGGGTGTCTTCTTGTGTTGCTCCACCGACATTTCTGTATTTAGCTTTGCGTTTTTCGATGTATTGCTCGGGTGTCATGCGGTTCATCAACACGTTGAAGGATTCCTGTTCTTCGGATGTAAGTGGTTCTCGTTTAGGAGAACCCAACAATTTGTATTTTCCCTTTGGGTCAGAGTTTTTTGGGTCTGATGTAATCTTTACATCGTAGGGGAGCGGAAAATCGTGAAAAGCAAAGTCTTCGTCTTCTTGGAGAAGTTTTAAGTCATACCGCGTAGATAAAGGGAGTTCAGCAATTTTTAATTTTCCGTCCTCTCTATCAATAATATAAGTAACAAGTTTGATACTTGGTTTTTTATCGTCCTCCTCGTGATGTTCACACCCACTTTCTATCCCTACACATACTACGGAGGGTACGCCTTGCCCAAAAAAATGAGTAGCTAACACAGACGGGAAGTTAAGAATACGAATTTTGTATGTTTTCTTTTGTGTCTTGTCAAACTCGAATTTGTTTGAGTTATTTCCGCCCCCGTATTGTTGGATGTCTTTTTCTAAATCGTTTAGATTTATCATGTTTTTTGTTGTTTATAAATAATTCTAATAAGCTGCATATAAATTGTAGCATACTTATGCTTTATTTATAGCTCGGTTTTCCCTGTCTCTATCGTTTTGCAGTTCACCCAATACTTCGAGCTCACTGTTGCGGTCTAAGTCTCTTTTCTTCCAATACTCCTCGTTGCTTAGGTAGGTCATATTTATTCTGCAATTACCTCCTCCTCGTCGGGCGCGTCTACAGGCATAAGTTTTGCCAATGCCTCGGGGTCAAACCCCATGCCGCGCATTTCTGCTAGTGCCTCCTCGTTTTTTGGAGTTATCTTTGCGCCCGTAGCGAGTCTCTTGAGTGTGCGATTAAATCGTATCTGCATAGGCTGGTACTTCGCGTCAAACTCGGCCTGATCTTTAATGCCATAGAGCTTAGTGAGATACCCAGAATATGCCATACCCATGTTGTTTTTGGTAAACTTTTTGAAGTCAGTGTCCCAATTGATTGCTTTTTCGAGCGGCGGCATTTCATCGTGTAGAAAGTACCCCGAGCGTAGCGCGATAGCTGCTTTGTACTCGGCTTCGGTTCGCTCATTCATCACTACGGGTATTTCTATCATTCGCATGTCGTCGCGGCAGATATATATAAGATGCCCTACGTTCATGTCTTTTGCTTTTAGGTAGTGTGTGAGCTGTAGGCGGTGATTTGCAAGAGCCTTGCCGCTGCGTTCAATAGCCTCGAACATAAACGACGATACTGATTTGATTTCAAGCGGTTTGCTTGCGAGGCCGTTTGGGTACTTTGCTTTTAGGTGCTCAACTATTTGCTCAAACCCTCGGTAAAACATTTCGGGCAACTCAAACGCTTCGATCTCGGCCTTGGCTTTCTCAAAGTCTGGTTTTCCCCCTGCTATGAAGTCAATGCGCCCCGACACTAAACACAAGCCCGGGTACTGGTATTCCACACGCTCTTGTGCGCTCTCTATAATCCCCGCACGTTTAAGAATAAGCCCCACTATCCACTCGAACATATTGCCAGCCTCAAATTTGCGTAGACTGCGGGCATTTGGCGGGTTAGTAGGCTTCTCTCCTTTCATCAGCAAGTACACATCTACAGGTGCTTTGCCTAGTTCAGTAGCCCAGATACGCTCGCGCGGTTCGTACTCGCGTTGTGTAGCGTTTTCCAGTGCCTTATTCCACACATAAGAGAAGTTCCAACCCAAGTCTCCTAGAGCTGTAAAGACTTCCTCCCTGTCGGCTTCTGATTCTGTATTAAGTGTCCCGCTGTCCGTAGGCGTTTCTTCCACTGGCTCACGGTGCGCGGATGTACTCCCAACTTCTGCGCTACTTGTAAGTCCGTCATTCCCTCCGCTTTCAGTGTCGGGATCGTTAGTATTTGTTCTTTCGTTAGAGTCATTTTGCATTTTGTTAATCATGTTTGTTAGTAATTTATAGTCCCAAGTCGAGGATATGGTTTATGTCATTTCCTCCGCTTATCATGCGCTCTCGTACTGCTTGCTGTGTTGTGAAAGTCAATCGGCTTATCACGCCGCGCTGTCCTTCGTGATCGAACATCGCAAGCATATACATGAAGTTATCCTGCACATTTGCTATGTCTTTAATGCGGGCTACTTTCTCATCAACGTAACCGTAGGTATTGTCGTGCGTTCCCCACTGATTGATACATTCCTGCTTCATCTCCGCAAACGCGGTTTCAGTAGGCGCGGTGTAGTATAGTTTTGCTTCACTCATAGTTATGCACCAATACTTACTGTGCGGTTAAGTAGCATTTTTTCGTAGGCTTCGACCTTGCCTAAAGCTAAGTTACTCTCTGCCGCTTTTGCTTCGGCTACTTTGATTGCTTCTTCAAGTTCCTCAACTCTTTTTGTTGCTGTTCTCCAGTTTTCTTTTACATCTCGCTCACTACTAGAAACAGTGTACTGATTTTTGTTTGTTAGTTCGGTAGTCGGATCGACATCTACATTCCACCACTGTACTAAGTTATCGAAAACGTGTATCTCTAAATCCTTGTCGCCGTCTTCCAGTCGTATAGTTATCTCTCCCAGTACTAGCTTTTTATTTTCTTGCTCTGCTACTAAGTCGCGCAATTCTCCAACGGTTGTTATCATATTTTTTATAGTAACCTTGTAATTTCGTCAGCAAACCGTCCCGCTTCGTCCTCTCCCAGCACTTTGACTGCCATTATCGCCGCCTGATACACGGTAAGCCCCCCTATTTCGCTCTGTATGCCCTGTAGAGCCTCTAAAAACTTCTTTTCGACCTCTTGCCTAGCTCGGATCATTTCGACCCCTTGTTGTGCGTTCATAGTGTTATTCTGCATAGTTAATATCCATGCGTAGCCCCCACGGATCATTGATAAACAACACCTCCGCGTCTGTGTAGCCCCTTTCGCCGTAGCGGTTACTGGTATTCACTTCGACCATAGTGTTGTATTTTTTATTCGCCCACGTTACCTGTTTGCCGTCCATGTCGTACTCGTGCATGGTGTACAGCACTCCGCCTAGTATCATGTAGTCGTATTTTAGAGTCTGGCCGCGGCGTAGAAAGTCTTCAAACTCTTGTGCGTCTACAAACTTTTCGTCAGTGTACCTATCATAAAACTTTGGTAGGCGTTTCGGCTTTATGCCTTTGTTGTCGCTTGCTTTTATATCCCACGGTTCTATTATTTCGTTTTTCATGGTGTTATTGTTTAGCCTGTAGTATTTGTGCTGCACTCTCTAGCACTTCCAATTCTTCGTGGGTATATTCGTGCCCTTCGTGATCTACTTCGTCGCGGATTGCGCCATACAGTAACGTATACCACTCGCTATGCACCTGATTTTGCATGTAAGCGCTGGTTAATTCGTGTTGTGTTCTTACTGTAGAGCTATATAAGGGCCTGTTATTTTCTGTCATGTTGTTTATGTTAATCGAATATACTAACGCCCTCGCCCGTTACTACATCCCAGTCTCCTATATCGCACAAGTCCTGTAAGCTCATATCCTCCGCGCCCTCTACATCTATACTGTGAAAGCTCACTAGGCTCTCGCGCACATCTTCCAAACTTTCGTGTTGCTCGGTGTTTTTCAGTCCTCCACCCTGTCTATCTATAATTTTGTACATATTTATTTTAATATCGCCATGAGTAATGCGCGCACTTTTTCTTTGTCCTCGGTAAACACAACGGGCTTGTTTGCCCCGTACATGCTTAATGTAAAGCTCGGGCAGTCTTTGTACGCCTCACATATCGCGGCAAGGTGCGCCGGGGATAGAGTAACGGTATAAACTGGCTTATCTGTCGGGATGATTGCCTCATACTTCGGGTATAGTTCAGCGTCTCCGACCTCAACACTGTAGATTGCACCCTTGTGTAGCACGTCCGCGCCCTTGTCGGTTTTCTGTACACGGTCAAACGTCTTTAGTCCTTTTGGTAGTTTCACTGTGAAACTGTCCGCCGCACCCGTTTCGCCTAGTACCTCAATCAGCTTAAAGCTATCAGTAGCAACTATTTTATCGGGACACACTAGCACGTTTTCAATCTCTCGCCCTAGCTTCATGCTCGATACAAACGCACTCAAGTTTTTAATCATGTTCTAGTATTTTGTGTTTATAGTTTCTATGCTCTCTCATAATTGCCGCCCATTCTGCACCCTTAACGCGGGCATACGTTGTTTTATGTTGCTCTCGGTCTTTATAGTGTTGTGCGTTTATTGCCATACGTTCGGGGAATAGTACAAACTGAATCATGCGCCGTGAGCATTGTCCCTCATACGCCCGGGCTATGCTTCGCACTCCCTCCCCCGCTTTGTATCGCTCCCGTATGTCTGCTCGCTCTGCGTCTGTTAGCTTCACACGCCTGTCGGCCTCGCGGGGTAATTTTATGCGCTTACCCTTAGTCTCAAACTTGTACGGCATAGCTATGCCTCGTCGATAAGTTCTTGCAACCCTGTTTTTATTGCCTCGCCCATGCTTTGAATCTGCATATACCACGCTTGCTGCGCTCGTCTTGTACTGTCTCCCTCGTTTCCTAACTCCTCGGCCGCTTCATCAACCGCCCAGCTATTGCTTGCGTATATGCTCATTAGCTCGTTAGTGTATATGGGTATTGCGCTGTCTATAGCCTCCTGTAGCGCGTCCTCGTTGTCCCAGTCCTCGGCTTCGGCTAGTATGTCGGCCGCGCGGCTTGCTATCTCATAGCTAAACTCATGCGTCAGCCCGCTTTCATACATAGCAGTACTCACAACCTCGCTCACAGTGTGCAAGTCGGTAGTCTTGTCAAAATGATCTGGTGCGAAAATGATTATTTCGTCCTCTTTGTCTCCACCTTGCGCGGCTCGTGTAGTAAACACCTTGCCTAGTAACTCCTGTATCTCTTTTTTGTTCATGTTTTTACTGTAGAGCTATATAAGGGCCTGTTATTTTCTGTCATGTTGTTTATGTTAATCGAATATACTAACGCCCTCGCCCGTTA